TACGTCGTGCTGAGCGAAGAACTGGGGGTCCGCAGGTGAGCGTGATCCTCAACCAGCTTCGGCGACGACTGTTCGACACGGGCAACAAGGAGCTCGACCGCGTGCTTGGCGAGTTCGCGCGCGATGTGTCGGATGTGCTCGATCAGATCATTCCGACCAAGCTGGTGGAGTTCACCGATACGTATCGCGAGCCGTTGCTCGTCGGGTTCGATCACGAGCCGAAGATGGTAGTCGTGGGCCGCTCGCGACTCGATGCGACGCCAGAGACCGCGATCATCTCGAGCAACGCGGCCTACAGCTACGATTCGAGCGCGCGCAACGTGGTGATCTATGAGATCGACGGGCTCACCGTCGGCACGAAATACCGCTTCAACATGCTGATGGTGGGCTGACATGCCAAACCCTGACGGCACCGCAACTCCAGAAGAGGCGCAAGCAGCCGCGGATGCGGCGCGTCAAAAGGCGTCCAATCTACGCGAAGCAGGTCTGACCGGCACGATCGACGAGACTCAGGGAGGTTTCACCGTCTCGCCTCCCGAACTGAATACGCCAGGCGATGTCGCGCAGCAGATCTTGGGGCGGATCAAGAGCGGACAGCCCATCAGCACGGAGCAAGCGGTTTCGCTTCGCACCGCTCTTGCGGCAGTGCAGGGCATCGAGGGGCAGAAACTGCGTCAGGATGCCGCGGCAACGCTGCGCACGGACGCGGGCAATCTCAATAACCTCACGATCGGCGCCATCATGCAGGGCGCCGACTCCATCGCGCGCGAGCGCACTGCAGCCCAAGGCGCGAACGCTGCCGATCAGCGTGCCGTCTCGGGCCTCGGCGTAGGCGCGAGCCAAGCGAACGCAACCGACCGCGGACTGATTGCGCAGCTTGGCCAATATGGCGCCAACACCGACGCGCAAAACCGCGCCATCGCCGGCGAGATGGGCAACGAGCTCACCACGTCAAACCTAATGGACCTGCAAGGCTTGCAACAGCTGCAGGGAGCCACAGGTGACACGAACGACGCGAACAAGGCAGCGCTGCAGAGCTTGTTGCAGGGTGGCAAAGCAGCGAACGCAACCGACTCGGACACGATCGCCGCGCTCAACCAGGCCAACAAGGACGTTGGCTACTACGGCGCTGCGAACTATGGGCCGGACGTCGTCTCGAAAGCCGGTCAAGCAGCAGCCGACCCGCGTGACATCGCCGCGCAGCACGAGGTGATGGACCAGCTCGCCGCCGAGTCCACCGGCGCGCTCACGCCGCAAGAGAGCTACAACATGGAGCTCGCGCGGCGCAACGAAGAGCAGGACCGACGCGCCGCACTCGAGGCCACGCTCTCCAATCTGGGCGCTCGAGGCATCCGCAGCGGCGGCGCGGAGATCGGCGCGCTCTTGGGCTCGGAGCAGAACACCGCGCAGACCCGCGCGATCCAGGACCAGGCAGCGCTCGCGGCTGCATCGCAGCGCGCGATTCAAGCGCAAGAAGCCCGCGGCAACCTGTCCACCGGCTCGCGTGGTCAGAGCTTCACTGAAACGTTGCAACCCGGGCAAGCGCAAGACGCGGTCTCGCAGTTCAACAAGACTCAGGGCCTGACGCAGCAGAACTACCAGCAACAGCAAGCTGCGCAGCAGGCGCAGGCCGGATTCGGTCGCGCGCAGCAAGTCGCGGCCACGACGCTCGGCAACACGCAAGACGTCTACGGTCGCGCTCAGGACGCAACCAAGGCCGGGCAGAGCACCAACCAGACGAATCTCGGCAACGAGCAAGCGAACATCGCATCCCAGCAGAACCGCTCGGACGCCTACACCAACAAAGCGAAGACGATGGCCGATACCGCGCTCGGAGTCACCGCAGCCGGCCAAGGCATCATGAATAACTACGCGACCGCGGCGCAGGGCGCGAACGCAGCCGACTACGGTCGAAACAAGGACGTGGTCGGTGCGCAAACGGCCGCAACACAGCAAGGATTCCAGCGCACGCAGGGCACCGAAGCCGATCAGCGCGCATCGCTCAAGGACGCACTCAGCGGCGCCGGTCAGTCGTTCGACGCGGCCTCGCAAGCAGCCAACATCAGCACGGGCCAGGCCGCGCAACCGGTCGCAGGCGCGCTCGGCGACGTGATCGCGAAGAACGAAGCGGATCGCGCAGAGGCCAACCTCACCAAGGATCCGAGCTTGCTCGGGCTGATCGGGGTTTGATCATGGCGTACCAGTTCTCACAGTACCTCGATGACCCCGAGCAGAACCCGCTCGGTGGACTCGTGCCGCCCGATGGCGGAGCGGACGCTGCGCCGGCACCCGAAGCTACGCCGGCACCGCAAGCGGCGACGCCCGCGACCGAGACGGCGACCACGACGCCAGAGCCTGCAGCGAAGTCCGATGATCCGCTCGATCAGAGCATCAACGATCTGATTCGGCAGCAACAGGCCACGCCCGCCGTGCAGCCGCCACCGTTCGACCTCGCGCCGCCGCCGCTCAAGCAGGAACAGAGCGAAGGCCCGGCCGTGCTTGGGACGATTCTCGATGTGCTGCTGAACCGCGGGCGCAACGTGCCACAGATGATCGCGCAGTTCGGCGACAAGGGCGACACCGACTATGAAAATTGGAAGCGCATGTCCGACTACGCGCGCACGCGCTACGCGTTGACGGCTCCACGACATGGCGCGGCCGGACTGAACCCATTGCAGGCGTTGCTTGCGAAGAAAAGGCTGGATCAGGGCAAGGACCGACTGGGGCTTGCACTCACCGACGAGGAGCGCAAAAAGCAGGCGCTCAAGAACTCGCAAGCGCACTGGGAAGATCAGAACACGCCAGGCAACGCGACCGCACTCCGGTACGAAGAGATCGCGGTTGCCAACGGATTGGACCGGAACATGGTCCACGGAAAGACGGCTGCGGAGATCGGAAAGCTCGCGCCCTCGATCAACTTCGGCGCGCAGCGCACTGGCTCGCTCGCAGAAGCCGACATCAAGCAGGCGACCAACAAGGCCGCGTCGATCTCGTCGGCGACGAAGCAGGACAAGATCGACATCGCGCGCGCTGGCGCGCAGGGCGCACAGGACGTCAAGACGCAACCGATCGATGCGCTGATCGAGTCGTACAAAACTGACCCAACATTGCGCGCGCACTTCCGAGACGATGGCAACGCCATGCGCGCACGCTTGCAGATCAATCCGCGCGGCGCGCAACAGATCATCGACGACATCAAGTCGAACAACCGTGCTCTCGACGCGCTCGACGATCTCAGTAGGATCGAGCGCAGTTGGAAGGCATTGGGAATCTCGAAGTACGCCCCGAAGAGCGGTGTCTCGTCATGGATCGCCGAGCAGATGAATCAGTTCGCGCCTGGCACTCCTGAATACGACGACTATCAGCGCGCTGCTGAGCTCGAGCAGAACTACCACGAGCTTATGACGGAAGTCGAAGGCGTGAAGAATAGAATCAAGCAGACCGCTGGTTCAACAGCTGAACGTCAAGAGGCGACAGCAGCAATGCCGGGAATTGGCAACTTCACAGCATCGGCGCGATTGGCCGGTACACGGAACATGTTGCGACTCAACACCGCCGCGAATCTCTCGACCGCCGGCATGGTGCCAGACGAGCCTGGCGAGCACGAAGCGCGTGTCGAAGGCGCGGCACAGCAATCACGCGCGCCGGTTGCGCCTCAAGGCCGCGTCAACACGGTCCCGCGCGCGTCGGTGAACGTTCCCGCAGCCAAACGACCAGCACCACCCACTCCGCGCGCGCCCATAGATCCAGGCGGCATGACAGATGCCGATCTCGATCTAGCTAAGGAGCTTGGTTACTGATGCCTGGCAATCCCATCGATTCCGAGGCAAAGGCGGCTCGTGCGCGCGCGGCGATTGCCGATGACTCCGGCAAGCATGGTGAAGGCTTCATGCGCCAGGTCGCCGATGATCTGCGCGCGTGGGAAGCCGATCATCCGCCCGCGACCGATCCGAACCCTGACGAGCTCGATGCCGCCGGCAATCCGATCGCAGCCACTCCGCCCACCAACATCCACGAAACGACGCTCGACCCGGTCAAGATCGAAGGCGATCCGAACGCGGGCGAGGAATCGCTGGCCGCACGAATGGCGAAAGCCGGCAACGCCGCGTACTCCGATCTACACGCGCGCGAAGCCAAGCCCGAGCCCGAAGTGCAGGGCCCGACATCGCATTACGTGAGCCCGTGGGAAGCGCTCGCGCGCGGCGGTGGCCAGGGTGCGACGTTGCGCTTTGGCGACGAAATCTCGAGCCGACTCGTCCCAGACGCCACCGACACCACGGGCATCACGCGCGAGTACGCCGAGGGCAGTCCGCAAGCCGCGATGCAGGCGCAGATGCGGCGCGACAACGCCGAGGCGCAGGCATCGCAGCCGAAGATGTACGGAGTCGGCGAGATGGCTGGCGTGACGCCGCTAGCCATCGCCACCGGCGGGCTGGTGCCGGAAGCCGCCGCCGGCGCAGAGGCGACTGACGCCGCCCTCGCCGCCCGCACGGCGTTCAACGCAGCTCAGGGAGCCGCCATCTCGGGCACGATGGCCAAGGGCAGCGGCGCGTCCAACAAGGAAGCTCTCAAGGACGCGCTGCTCGGCGCGGGCACCGCTAGCGGGCTGACGATGACTGCTGCGGGGCTGGCGCCGGCGGCAGAGGCGGCAGCGGCGGGTGGCGAAGCGGCGGCCGCCAAGTTCAACAACCGAGCGGACGTGAACCGCTTGCGTGCGGCGGGTGCCACCAAAGGTCAAATCGACCGAATGCGCGACCCAGGTGGCGCAGAGTTGCCGTTTGGCCGCTATGCCAGCGCGGCCGAAGAACTGCGCACGAAACAGCCCTTGCTCAAGCGCCTGATTCCGCGCAACGCCGACTTCTACAACGAGCGTGCCGGCGAAGCCGTGCGGACCGCGGAAGCCCAGAAGTCAGCGCTCGAGGCGGCGCTCGCTGATGCGCCAGTCGATACCGACGTGCTCGCGAATCGCATCGAGCAAGAGCAGCAAGCCTACCCTCCCGGCGAGGGCGCCGCGAAGCGTGAGGCCATCGCGGAGAAGGCCAAGCTTTGGCGTTCGTTTGGCGGGCCTGGCGAGGTGGGAAACCCGCTCGCGCCCGGCGTGAACGATTTCGCCGATCTTCCTCCGGCCGTGCCCAACCTGCGATCGCCGCCGCCTATCAAGACGCGCCAGGCGACGTTTGTGACGAAGGAAGGCGCGACCGCGACGGGCGATGTCCCCGAAATCGCCGCGCCGAACACGCAGGCAAGCGCGAGCAAGACGATGCGCCCGGGTCGCGGGCGCGCGCAGGCGAGCGCTCCCGAGATGGCATCGAGCGTCGACACACTGCGCGAGTTCCCTGCACCAGTCGAAGACGTGCCGCCCAATCGCAATGCTATGCTGCCGCCAGCATATCGATCGATGCCGTTCAGTCGCGGCGTTGCTGAGTTGCAAGAACTCGCCGATCAAGGCAAGTGGGACGCGCTCAATCCAGCGCCTTCCCAGCAAGTTCGCGGCCGCGCGTATGGCGCGATCAACGAAGGACTCGAGAACGCCGCGAACGAAGCGCAGCCAGGCGCCGGCACGAACTGGCGAGCGCTCAAAGAGCAGCAGCACCGCATGATGCGCATTCGCGATGCAGCGAGCGGCCAAGAGCTTCGTGACCTTACCGGTGGACCGCTCCGCTCCAACGAGATGATGACAGCTGGCTTTGGCGTGCTGGCCGGTCATCCAATCGGTGGAGCGGCGCTCGCCGCTGGAGAACACGTAGTCCGTTCCCGCGGTCGCGACGCACTGGCCAGCTTCCTGCGCGCGCGGGCGGGTGCCAATGAAGCCGGCGCAGGCGCCGCTCGAGCGTTCGCGCGTGGTCCCGGCGCCGATCTCCGCCGCCTCGCGCTCGGGCCGGCATCCTCGCCCGCCGCCGCTGGCGCTGCCGCCGCAGCCACGCCCGCACCGTTCCGCGGCATCACCCCGCGCCCAGCGCCTGCGGGCGCTGCGCTCGCCCAGCAAGACCGCGCGCCCGATGACACCACCGGCACGCGCGGTCAGATGCTACCAGACGCCGCGTGGAGCTTGTACAAGCAGGACCCGCAAGCCTTCGGCCCGTACGCCGAGAATCTGTTGCAGGCTCGGCAGCGTGGTGAAGGCCAGTTTGCCGCCGAGCTCTCTCGGCTCGAGAGTGATCCAGAGTTTTCGCGCACCGTGCTTCCGCGGCTGCGACAAATGACGCGTCGCGAGTGAAGGAGATTTGTCATGTCAGCTGGAATCCTAGTCCCCCTATTGCTCGTGAACGGTCAGTCCGGCGCCGCGAGCTGGGTGTCACCTTGGTATGATCGCGAAAAGTGGCACTTGCTTAGCTGGAACGTCTGGTGGACCGCTGTGGCTGCGACCGCGGGCACGCTGAGTCTCGAGGGCACCAACGACCCGACGCAGATTCTCGACACCACGTTCGTGCCCAACAACCCCGTGGTGCCGCTGACGATCACCGTGTCTCACGGCACGTGGCCGACGGTGGGCGCGATCGCTGCGGCGGCGTTGGTCAACACGAGCGAGGGGCAAGCGCTCGAGCGACTCAAGTACACGCGCGGCGCTGGCGGCGGCGCGTCGCAGTTCTTCGTGCAGATCTTCGGAAGGGCGCGGTAATCATGTCGCTCGCAACCAACGTCTCGATCGATCTGTCCGACAACGACTCGAACAATGAGAGCGGGGCCGATGGTGCTGCGCCTCCGACGGGTCTGCTGACGGTCGACGGCGATCAAGTCCAAGTCGATGGCGATGACGTGCAGGTGAGCTGATGGCAAACGAACTCAAAGACCACGCAGACGAAGCCGGCGTTCACTGGAACGACGTCAGCAAAAAGCTCGAGCTCAAGGACGGCGGCGCTACTCCCTCGAAGCTCTCCTTCGCGGTCACCGCAGCGGCGCAAACCGTGCTCGACGACGCAACGACGACTGAGATGCTCGCCACGCTCGGCGGCGGCTCTCCGGCCACGCTCGGCACGTTCGCATCTGGCGGCGGCGCAGCGATTAACGTGGACGTCTCCACGCACGCCAACTACGGGGAGACCGACACGCTGACCGCTGCTCTCGCAGTCACGCTGACCAACGGCGACAACACCAAGCGGGGCACGCTGTACTTTCAGCAGGATGCGACCGGGCGCGCGGTCACGATCGTCGCAGCAGGTCGCACGGTGAAAATGGTTGGCGGCGTGGCGATTCCAGCAACAGCCAACGCGCTTTTCCTGGTGAACTACGCGTTCGTTACGCTGAACGCTGTCGATTACCTCGTGCTCGAAGCGAAGACGTTTACCTGAGCGGAGAAACTCCATGGGATACAAAAAAGAAGGTCAGCAACTCTACGTCTTCCACTTCGACACCACGGCCGAAATGCTGGCGTATCCGTTCGTGCCAGAAGACCTCGGCGCGACGGTCTTCGACGACCAGTTGGGCAACGTTTACACGTGCATGGGATCAGGTATAGCTCCTGCGCTGTGCAGCCAGCTCGGCTCGATCCGGCAAGTCCCCAAGCAGGTCGTCTACGCCTCGGCAATCACGCTCGATCTCAGTCAGAGCAACTCGTGGCAGATGACGGACATCGTCACGGCGGATTTCGCGTTGACACTGACCAACGGCAAAGACGGCGACTGCGGCACGTTCATATTCAAGCAAGCCGCAGCCGGCGGAAAGAAGATCACCGGCATCACTGTCTCTGGACGCACCAAGGAGATGGACGACGCCCTCACCACGATCAACACGACCAATATGCTGGTCGCGAACAACAAGTGCATTCTCACGTACGCGCTCTACACGAGCGTCGACGCGTGCGTTCGATTCTGGATGAACACGGGCGCGGCGCTGGCGGTAACATGACGCGACCCGGCTTCCCACCGGCTCTTGCGAACAGCCACGGCGGTACAACTACCAGTCCGTCCACGATTCTCGGCGCTTCTCTTCATTCTGAGTTTCGCGCGAACGACCCGCTCAAGGTCCTCAACGCTGGAAACGTTCAGACGCTGCACAACTACGGCAACGACGCGTCCAATGCCACGAATGGAACGGCAAATCAGCAGCCCGCATACCTCGCGACCGGATTCAACGGCGGCCCGGCATTTCAAGGTGACGGATCGAACGATATTCTAGTCTCCGCATTCAACGCGCCGATCACGAACACGCACCGACCGTATCTGTGGCTCGTCATGCAGGATGGTCAAGCAGGCACGAAGTATTGCGCCACCGTGCGGGACGCTCCGCTGGCGGATACTTGGTTCAACGTGCTGAGCGACAATAGTGGTAATGGTGACTGGACATCGCGTCGAGTGAGCGGAGCGGACGAGTTTACCGATAGCACAGTATCGCGCACCGGAAAGGCTCTCGTAGAGGTCGGGTGGCCCGTCGGCGGCACTGCCGTGATAACGGTCAACGGAACCTCTGTGAACAACGGGAATATCGCTCTGGCACATTCTCTCTCCGCTATGGAGTTGTGCGGGTTCGCAGCATTGAGCAGCTTCAACAACTGTATATTCGCACACGCAATCTTGGCTTCCGATGTGACCGCGCAGCAGATTACAAATATGCGCGCCTTCCTGAGAGGCGCGAACTTCCCGGGCTACACGGCGAACTCGTATGGACTGCCATGATCGCAATCGTTGCAGCGCTCTCTGTTCTGTGCGCGCTGCCCGAGTGCAACGGCCCTCCTATGGCTAGGGTAGGACAGCCGCCCGCGATGTTTCAATCAGCAGCGGCGTTCACGGGAACACCTGACACCATTCTCGACGCCGGCTTCGCGAGTGTCGGCGGTGGCGGCTGGTACCGCATGGATGACGCCATTGTCGTAAGCGGCCACGGCGATAGCGTTCCCGATCGGCTTGGTGGCCCGGCTCTACAAGCTCCCGACGCAAGCAGCCGGCCCGTCTTCGAGGCCGCTGGTCTAGGCTCGATGGCTGCGCTACTCGGCGACGGCTCGAACCACAGGATGAGTGTGAGCCTCGTCGGCAGCCCGATTGCTGGTGGCTCGCGGCCGTGGTTTTGGCTGGTGCTGCAAAAGCCTTCGATCACGGTGCAGTCCGGTCACCAGTGGTTGGGTTTCTACGACGGCGGCCCCGCGGTCATGGGTGTCTATGAATACGTCTTTGACGCGAGCGATCCAGATCTGACCAGCATATGCAGCATTGCCACGAGTTCGTACGGGCTCGGCAAGGCCAAGATCCTCACAACGCCAGTCGTGTTCGAAGCATCGTGGGGAGTCTCCGCCGATCTGATGATCCGCAATGGCGTGAAAATGATTCAGCTGTCGCCAGATACGCCGTCTGTGATGGCTGGCAATGTTTCGGCACTCTGGTTCTGGGCAGACAACAACGGCAACCTTGCGACCGCAAGCAATCTACGAATCGCGGAGATCGTTTGGACGCGTTCCGAACCGACTGACGCGCAGAAGATGTCAATGCGCCAGTACGCGCGCTCTCGATACGGCATCGGCTTCGACAGTGGCGCCACAGGTGGTCGGCAGCTTACGGTGGCCGGTCAGAGTAACGGGATGTTCATGACGTATCTGACCGAGCCGAACAATTGGCCGATTGCACACAAGCGTTTTCTCAATCGCGTGAGCACGCTTGGACCGCCCAACATCCACAACAATCAAGGCTATTGGGACGCGAGCGAAAGCAGCACGAGCCTGCAGGTCGATTGGGTTCCGGGCAACAGCAGCAACCTTGCGCTCAACCTGAAAGACAGCATCGACTCGCAGGCGGCTAGTCCGCAAAGCGTGGTCGTCTGGTGGCAGGGAGAAAGCGATCCCGACAATCAAGCGCAGTATCACGATCTCTTCGTGGAGCTGCAGGCTTACGTCGAGTCTGGATCCGGCCGGTCGGACCTGCTGTGGCTAATCGTACAAGAGCACATTGCTGGCGCGGGCACCAGCGGAGGCGTTCGCGCTGCCGAGCAGCAGTTGTGCGCCGAGAGCGCGCGAAGAGTCTTGATCGATATCGACGATTTGCCTGCCCCGCACGACGGCCTGCATTTCTGGCCAGCACAATACGAGGTGGTGCTCGCGCGCTGTCGTGCCGCGGCGCGCACGTACTTCGGAGACGCTGCATGGTGAAGCCATGAGCGCCGCGTGGCTCCGATTGCCGTCGTTCTCGAGCACCGCAACGCGGGACGCGCACGTCTACAACGCGCGCGATATCGGTCAGTGGGTAACGGTTACTGGTACGCCGCCAACGTACTATCTGATCACGAGCGTAAGCTCTGCGGGCGTCGCGACATTCTCGCAGATTGGCGGCGCTCCGGTGACCAGCGTGTTCGGGCGCATTGGCATCGTTGTTGCGACGCTCGGAGACTACGCGGCAAGCCTGATCACCAATGATTCGAGCTGGGCCGGCGCAACCGTCAAGGACGCGCTCAACACCATCTTCGCGGGCAGCGTGTTCAGCTTCAACGGGCGCGTGGGAACTGTGACGCCAGCCGACGGCGATTACGACGAGTTCAACGTGGGAGCTCCGAGCTCGATCTCTACCGCGCGCACTGTGGCAGCCAACAGAAACGTCATCATCGACACACCGCTGACGCTCTCCGCGGGCGGCAGTCTCACGTGCCCGGCTGGCTCGTCTGTAACGCAACTCGCCGCGCCGGCTGATACGGCGTTCCTGATTCTCAATGAGTCGGATGTGCTCGCGTTCCCGGAAGTGCTCTGTTACTTCGATGGCGATCACGTTGGGCTGACGTCGAGCAAGGTCTCCACTTGGACCGATCGCAGCCCTAAAGGAAACAGCGGAACGCAGGTCACGGCCGGGAAGCGTCCGGTCGTATTCACGGCCGCGCTGAACGGCAACTCGACGCTCAAGTTCGCGGGCGCGGAATGCATCCAAGTTCCGAACTTGAGCGTAAGCACGTTCACGGAGTTTGTGGTCTGTCAAAACATGACTGACGCGGTCAAGATAATCGCAGAGCACGGAGACGGCACGACCCGCGGACATTTTTTGACATCCGGATCGTCGGGCGACTCCATTCTCGTTCGGCGCGGGGTCGTGTCGAGCAAGAACGTGACGTCTTGGGCAGCGGGACTTGAGCCTCTCATTATTTGTCACTTCTTCTTTGGCACCCATGTGCAGCACATGGTGTGGCTTAGGGGTAACGCTCTTACGGCTCACACGGCTGGCGGGTCTGGCACTTCAGATCCAGGCACAAGCTCCACCACGCAGACGCTGAACATCGGTAGTCGCAACAACGCCGCCAGCCTGTTGCTGACCGGCGAAATCGCGAGTTACGCGTTGTTCTCTCCGGCGCTGAGTCCATCCAGGATGATGGCGGTGGCGCATATGCTCTCAAGAAAGTACGGGTGTGCGGTGGCATGACAACTTCATTTTACCATGACATCGGGGGCGGCACGGATCCTGGCGCGCCTGCCTCTGGAACCGGGAGGCTGAGCGCAGACTCTAACGGCAACCTGCAGCAGACAAAGAATGGCGGCACTACCGTCAAGCTCATCGGTGGCGGCGCGGGGGCTTCCACCAATCCGGCGGACCCAACCGGCAATGCCACCACTACTCTCACGATGATGGGACTCGCCGGCACGTTCACGCCGACGAAGTCAGGCAACGTGCTGGTGCTATTCTCGTTCAACGGAACTAACTCCACGGCAACCGCGGGCGACGGTGTGCGGGCGCAGCTCTCCTACGGAACGGGCGCCGCCCCTGCAAACGCTGCGACGCTCACTGGTATACAAGTCGGCCCCATCGTGACGAGCGTGCTCGAGCGTGCGACGGCTAGCGACCTACAAGGTCTCAGTTTGCACTGGCTGATTACAGGTCTGACCATCGGCACGGCATATTGGTACGACTTGGCCGTAAGCGCTGTTGTTGGCGGCACCGGGCAGGTCAAAAACATCGCAATGACGGCCATCGAGATCTCATGATCAAACTCGGCGACATCGGCTCGGAAGTCTCCCGCTGGCAAGAGGAACTCGTCCAGACGAGTCACGTCGTCGCCGTCGATGGCGTCTTCGGTGAGGACACGCACCACGCGACGCTCGCGCTGCAAGCCGCCGCCGGACTGCGCGCGACCGGACAGGTGGGGCAAGCCGAATGGGAAGCTGCGCGCGTGGGACTCAAGGTCTGGCCGACGCGTGAGGCGCCGGTATTCCCGGAGACCATCCCGTACGTCGAGTGCCGGTGCTGGGATCGCGACGTGCACCGCACGGCAGTCGATCTGATCGTGCCGCACTGCATGGAGGCGCCCGAGACGACGTCGACCGCCGAGAACTGTGCGCATTATCTCGCGACTCTGCCGCCCACCGAGACGCCGCGCAGCTGTCACTACTTCGTGGACTGCGATTCGATCGTCCAAGGCGTGCCAGACGACGGCGTTGCGTGGCACGCGCCCGGAGCCAACCGCAACGGCATTGGCATCGAGCACGCTGGCTTCGTGCGACAGAGCAAAGCCGATTGGCTCGATGAGTTTGGCTCGCGCATGCTCTCGCTGTCTGCCGAGCTTGCCGCGCGGTTGTGCGTCAAGTGGCACATCCCGCCGGTGTTCGTGAGCGCCGGCGAACTGCTCGCGAAGCGACGCGGCATCACGACACACATGCAGGTGACGCAGGCTTTCCACCGCTCTTCGCACACCGACCCGGGAGGAAATTTTCCTCTGAGCTGGTACCTGGCGCGCGTCGACGCAGCATTGCGCTACAAGGAATCCAATGCCTGACAAACCGCCACCGCTGCCCGGGCCCGATGACGAAGACACGCCCGTCGAGCGCGTGCACGGACAGGGCGAGGCGTCAGCGCCGATCAGGCAACAGCTGCGCATGATGCAGGTCGAAGCCCGCACGAGCGCCACGGCCGTCGCGATCGTGCTCGCGCGCATCGAGCAGACGTTCAAACTGATGAGCAACTCGATCGCCGTGCTGCGTTCGCGCAAGCCGCTGCCGCCTAAGCTCGTGCGCTGGGCGCTGATTCTGGCGATCGTCAACTTGCTCGCGCTGCTCTTGCGGCAGCTTTGGGCGATGCGGTGAGCTGTGCCGGAGTACCAAGAGCCAGGAGATTCGCTCTCACCTCATCTGATCGCGGTCGCCAAGTCTTCCCGAGCTCGAGCGTGGGTGCTCGGCCTCTTGCGCTGGCTCGGACCGCTCGTGCTCGGCGGCATCGCGATTCCCGCGTGGCTGTGGATCACCACACGCTACGACGTCGAGAGTGCCCAGAAGCTCACAAAGCGCGTCGGCGAGATCGAGACCGCGCTCGGCCCGAAGCCGGACCGCCAACTCGGCTGCGACGAAGACGTGCCGCCGGCGCCGTTCGATGCCTCGCTGCAGGACCGTGAGCGACGCGTCGACCGCTGGGTGCGCTGCCGTGACAAGGAGCAGGCGCGGCACGACACGCTGCTCTACAGGCGGATGGTGAGCATCGCGGCCGCCACGACCGAGCACAGGCCCGCTCTGCGAGCTGCGGCCGCTCGGGAGGCTGTGGGGCGCTTCGACCGCGGCATCGACTACGGGGACCCGCCAGAGAAGGCGGCGCAGGAAGCGCTCGAGACGCCGATCCCCATGCGCTGAAAATAGCGTCCAATTGCGGGGCATATCGCACCATTGCCACCCGCGGCTAGCGGGGCGTTTTTGTGTGTGCGAGCTTACCTAGCAGTGGAGGCGCGGAGTCCGCTGGAGATTTGTCTCGGCGTGATCGCTGAATGCTTTTTCCTGCGCCCGGAGCAGCTCCCCCCGAAGGTGATCGCCGCCGTGACCGACCTGGCGCTGCAGCACGGGCAGGGCGTCCAGCACGCCGCAGACCAGGCGGCAGCCATCACGCTGCGCGCTCCGCCGTTCGAGGAGTCGGGCCGGTACACGTTGATGGACGACGAGCTCGACGAAGTCACGCGTATCGAGAGCATCTATGGCCGACGCCCGCGCAAGCCGTGATCGTTGCAGCACGCCAAGCACAGCCCGTCCTGCTCGCTCAGCGCGCGCGCGGCGTCGACGAAGCTCAGCAGCGTGAAGTGATGCCCGCACTTGGGCTGTGCGCTGAAGCCCGGGCCGCTGTCCTCGATCGCGCCGAGGTCGGCGTTTTCCCAACGCGGCGGGAAGTCACTGATCTTTGGCCACTGCGGCGGCACGCGGTAGGTGTAGCACTGAGGCTTCAGCGGCGGCCATCGCGGCCTTGCGGGAGTAAAAGTATTCCTTTTCTCCGGGCGCGACCACTGTGCTCCATCGGTCATCTCTCATTAGCCATACCGTCAGATGCAGAGTTCGATTTCCGAACACGCGCGGATGATTGGCGCTCTCATACACACGATCTCTCTGCCATCCGGGCGGAAGATCCGCATCATCATCGCGCGACCTAACGGCTTCTGGCACGCGTTCGAGCGTCTCGCCAACTCTCTTGTCAGAGTCGAAGTAGAGCCCGCGGTCGTGCGCGTCGAACTCGAGCGCCGCGAGCGCGGCGGAGCGTGCATCTGGCCATTGGGTACGATCGTGATATTCGCAAGCCCTCTGGTTTTTGGCTGTCGATACCAGAGAATGTGTGCCGTCTGGTCTGTGCCACGTAAAGTATCCGAGCGCCGCGGCCATCGCTTCCTCGAGCGTGGGCTTCCACTCCCGGTGATCGACGATGTCGCCTCTGGGGCCCGCGGCCCAACAGAACCCGTGCCCCAAATCCTTCCCAACGAATGCCCCAGAGACGTGCTTGTAGCAGCCCGGGACGACGGCCTCCTTCCACCCCGTCATCGGGTCGAACGGCCTTCTCTGTTCTCTCACGGTCACCGCGCAAAAACAGGCTTGGTATCCGCACCTGACGCAACTCGGGAAATCGCCGTCGTGGCGCATCGCTGCATGCGCTGGTCTGGGATCGCGATCGGTGACAAGCCAAAACACAGACTTGGGTTTGACCGGCGCGAACACGCTTCGCTTGTGCGGTGTCTGCTGCTGTCGAGCTCGAGCTGCGTTCCAGAATGGTTTCATGATCTGCGCTCCTTTTGTGAGTCTATCCGTAGCACCAACCCGCGGTACGCTCACGGCTCAAGCCTTTTGAGTTGTGCGGTGACTTGCTCGAGCAGCGTGAGCGCAAATGCCTTCGCGTCGCGCTTGGCTTGTGCTGCGGTTGGCGCGATGCCGCGCTCGGAGTTGTCGTTCCAGAGACACTCCCACTGTACTGGTCCCGGCTCTTCGTACGCCTCAGCGGCGAAGATCAGCAGCTTCACAACGCCGAGATCGTAGGAGCAGTCGCCGTCGATCTCGTCGTCATCCCAGAATGGTGGGTCGATGCTCATGTGTTCTGCTCCTTCGCGAACCGCATTCGTTCTCGGTAGCGCTTGTCGGCGTCCAGGTGCTTGCAACGCTTGCTACAGTACCGCCGACGCTGGTCGAGTTCCGCACGCACCTCGATAAGCCGGCAGCAACGCTCGTACTCGCAGAAGAAGTCGCGCAACACCGGTCTCATTCGGTCTTCTCGGCGTTGGAGATCTCGCGCTCGAGATACCAGCGAGCTTTCTTCAAGTCCTCGAGTCTCGAGCCCTTGTGCGCGGACCGCGCGATGTACTTCACCGCATTGCCGAGCGAGAAGCCGAGCCCCCACGCTTCGATCGCGTCGATGACTTCGATGGCGCCGAAGTTGTAATGCGCCGGGTGGTTTACACGCTCGTCGGTCACGACCGCGGCTCCGGGAACTCGCGCGGCCAGTCGCCGGGCGGCCAGTGCTCCGGGTTCCCGCCTTTGCGGTCAACCGCGTTCGCGATCTGCTTGGTGAACACGGGGACGCCAGCATCGCGGCACTGCTGCACGATTGAGCGCGCCCACTCGATTCGCATCGGGCGGGCGCCGGGGCCGGATTCGGAGCCGATAATCGCCCACGATAGCCTAGCTGAGTTCGGCTCATCGTCGTCGCGTGGTGATGCCCACTCGCGTCCGCGCAACGTGTCGTACTTCCAATCCTCGTCCCAACCCTCAACGCGCGAGCCTCGAATCGTGAAGTCGATCGGCCCGAGCAACGGCTCAAGCGACACGAACCTAACGGCCGCAGGGCACTCGAGCAGCAGCGGTATTCGTTCGTCTGCGCGCTGCTGGTCTTCGCAGCTGACGCCGAGATGCACGTTCGGCAGCCGCATCTCGGTGGGCCACCAGCGCATGCCTTGCATCCAGTCGAAGGTTGGCCACGCGCAACCGTGCGGCGGAGCTTCACCAAGCGTCTCCAGATACTCCGCGAACATCTGCCCGCGCGGCGATGGATGCGCTTTACGCTGCTCCTCCGGACCGCCTACTAGCTTTGCGTCGTTGATCTCCCCCGTAAGGTCGGACCAACGACGAAACCACTCCAGCATTCTCGCCGGGCGCTTAGTCAAGATCTGAAACGTATGCTGCCGCGCGTCGCGCATGACATCGAACACTCGCAGGATCTGCCCATTGGTGATGTCCTCGTGAAACAGATCGCTCATGGAGTTCACGAACACGCGCCGCGGCTTACTCCACCGCAGCGGCGCATCCAGCATCTCGGGCACGAAGCGCGCGGTTCCGGTCCAGCGCGGTCCGTGCTTGCCCAGCACCGTCAGCCCCTCGTAAGGTTGACCGAATCCGGAGAAGCGGTGCGCCTGGCGCTCGGCGTAGCAGTGCTCGCAGCCCGGCGAGACCCGCGCGCAACCCCTCACGGGGTTCCAGGTTACGTCGGTCCACTCTATGGATGTGTCAGCCACGCTTCACCGCCAGCTTGGTGTGCGTCCTATCCACCTTGTACGACGCGTCGACCACGCGATCGAGATGCTCGACGACACCGCCGAACCCGGCGGCCGCGAGCAGCATCACCCGGCAGTACATCTCGAAGGGTAGGTGCGCGTCGCGTGCGGCTTCACGCAGCGCTTGCACTTCGAGCGGGTTGAGCCCGAGCGCGTTCTGGATGCTCATCGCCCGCGACTTGCTCATACACCCAGCCTCACCCGCAGCGCGTTCGCCTCTGCATCGAGCCGCTCTGCCTCTGCCTCGGACGGGAGCGCCGCCTGAAACGCACGCAGTTTTCTCGCGAGCGTCAGGACGAGCTCGAGCTTGTCCTTGCCCGCGATCCAATGCGACGGCGCTAACAGTGCGCCGACCGCGTCAGCTCGCTCTGCGCGTTCGATGAACCCGTTGAGGTCGAGGCCTCGGACGAGCGCGCCGAACAGCATGACCTGGCTCTGGACGTTCAGATATTGCTCGTCGCTCATGCTCATGACGCGAGTACCTTCCCTGCGTTGACGTCGTCAGGCCGCTCGAACACGTGCTTCTCCATGCCGAGCACAGTCCCGCGGCCGAGTGGTCCACCGCAGCGCTTGCAGCGCGCGTCACGGTGCTTGGGTGCGCCTGTCCACGAGTAGATCAGCGCGCACGCTCGGCACCGGCCGTGCAGTTGACGGTCGTTGCCGTTCCTCATGGGGATTCGCTCTCGGACTTCTTCGGTGCTTCTGTCTCGCCGAGGATGTACTCGACGTCGATCACCGCGCCGTCCTCGAGTTCGTCGAAATGCTCGATGATGTGCTTGTGCGCAACCTTGTACGTCCGGTCGTTCCAGTTGTAACAGTCGTACTCGATAGGGCGACTGCCATGTAGATGCGCGAAGAGCACGCAGGGCGCTCCGTATCCGGCACGTCGTGCGAGATAGCCATCGGCGCCAGACACCTGAATCGCGATCGCGGGGAAGAACGTGGCCGCGTCGCGGATCTCGAATAGTTTGACCTTCATGCTGGATCCTTGATCGCGATCATGTCCTCGATCAGCTGCCGCAACAGCTCGCGCGCTTCACGTTGTCTCTTGGCCAGTGCTGTTGAATCAGCGAAGTCAGCGAAGTCAGCGAGGGCAGCGAAGTCAGCGAGGGCAGCGAGGTAAGCGCGGGCAGCGCGGGCAGCGAAGTCAGTGAGGGCAGCGAGGTCAGCGAGGTCAGCGCGGACAGCGCGGACAGCGCGGGCAGCGAGGTAAGCGCGGGCAGCGAGGGCAGCGAGGTCAGCGAGGTCAGCGAGGGCAGCGAGGTCAGCGAGGTCAGCGAGGTCAGTGAGGTCAGCGAGGTCAGCGAGGTCAGTGAGGTCAGCGAGGTCAGCGAGCGCCGGTTGCAATCGCTCGATCGGAAACGCCCGAAGCGTTACGGCGTGCGTTCGCAGTTCAGTTGCGCGCGCTTTGTTCTTCGCTTCGATTGCCGAGGCAACATGCTCAAGCCCATCGGGCAGCCAGACGCACAGCGACCGATGCAGTAGCAAGCACAGTCGCTGCGCCTCGATCTCCGGCGTGCTCGCGGTACCGACAAGCCGCAGCGCGAGCGGCAAGAGCTGATCCGTGCGCTCGGCATTGTCGGTCCACCATGGGCCATCGTTCAGCTGAATCGCGATCGGCCGCACGACTCGGCTGACGCACGGTGGCGCGTCGCCAACGCTTTCGTCTTGGCCGGCGAACCAGGCCGCTGCGGACATGAGACAGGCGGTATGCTCTTCGCGCTCGCCGACTCCGGAAATCAGGGTGATGTCTTTGGGCAGATCGATCACGGTAACGCCTCGATCTTCCGAAGCGCTTCCATCACGCTCTCACACTGATGCACCGCGCTCAGCCACGGAACTGTTCCCGCCTTGGCTTCGCGAATCGTGCTTGCGAGTTGCTCCATCGCGATCTTGAGCTCCTCGCGCAGCATGTCGCGCGCTTGCAACGCCTGCAGCTCGGCGATGCGCTCTTCACGCGTGCGTCGTGGCTTCTTCGGCGGTGCGAGCGACTCTGGGTCCGGTTGCCGGGCGGGTGGCTTGTTGTCGTGCGCCATGGTCACTTGGCCTTCCCGCGATCGACCGACGCTTGCAACTGCGACTCGAGCGAGCCCTGCTCGTCCTTCGCAGCCGCAGGCGCATCGTTCTTGTTGCCCTTGAGCGAGATGCGCTTGCCGTCGTCGGCTGGTGCTGCGGGCGCTGGTGCCGCGGGCGGGAACAAGTCGTCGATCTGCGCCTCGCCGTTCTTGATCGCCGAGCCGAGTCCGATCAATACCTCGAGATCCTCGAGCCCGATGTCTTCGATGCCGGTCTTGCCGAGCTTGGCGAGCACGCGCTCGAACGGCACACCGATCTTCTGCAAGCGATCGGCGATCTCCGTGCGGCGCGCGTCGAGCGTCTTCGCGTCGCCGACAGATACCTTGCGCGCGGCGTCGTAGATGAGCTGCACATAGCTCCGAGGGATCACGCGGAAGATTGCGTTGCGCAGCGCGATGCTGGCGGCTGCGTTGCCGGTGAGAATTATCAGATCGTCGTTGTAGCGCTTGCCATTGCGGCCGACGATTCTGCGTCGAGTCTCGACGGTCACACGCAGATTGCGCTCAAGATCCCATGCCACACCCTGCGCTCCGATGTCACGGGCTTCCGGATCGAGCACGCGAGCTGCAACATGCAGATTACCGTATGCACTCGCGCAGAGCTCGGCGAGACGTACTGACGGTCCTGCGATCAGCTTGCCATCGCGCGGAATCGAGTAGATGCAGCTCTCGGCGACGTCCTGCGTGATGGTTGCGAGTGTCCGGGCATCCTTCAGGAAACGTGCGATCGACCGCGGGTACTTGTGCGCCGCGGTGATCTGTGACTCGACCTCGCTTCTGGTGATAGCCGCGATGGCCGTTGTGTCCATCCGCGACACCAAGTCGCCCTCTTCCGCGCCGAGCGTCAGCGCGTCGATCGGATCCAATACCTGAGCGTCGTTTGCCATGATTCTCTCCCGTTCTATCGAGCCCGCTTGACGGCGAGCGTTTGCACTTCGGTAGTTTCGATCGCACCAGCGGCCTCGAGCGCGGCCGACAGCTTCCGGACCGCCGCCGCGCCTTGCCCTCTTGGTGATTTGGATGCGAGCACCTTCTCGACTCGCGAAATCCGCATATCGATGCACGCGGCGAAGTCCTGCGATGTGAAAGCCGCGGTGTCCTCGAGCACCGGCCACGCCTTGAGCGGCTCGAGTGAGCGGCGGTTCTCGGTCTTCAGCTCGAGCTTGCTGCCGTCGGCGGCTTCGACCTGGTGACCAGCCTGCACGTAATGCTTGATCGCGCGCCGCACGCGCTCGGCGTACGATTCGACCAGCGCAGCCTTTTCGTAGAGATCGATGATCTGCTCCGGTGCCATCACCGCGAGCTCGGACTCGACGCGCGTCACGATCGGCGAATCGGTGAACGCGGCCACGTCGCGGCGCACCATCGCGTTTGCGGCCTCGCACTCGTGAGAACGCGGGCAGTGCTGGCAGTGTGCGCCGACGCGGAAGATGCCATCCCAGTTGACTACGCGTGTGTCGTATTCCAACCACCACGACTCGGCATCGGCACGGGTGACCGTGTAATTCTCGATCTCCTGATCTCGCAGCCAGATGAGCGTAACAGTGCACTCTCGGAGGCTTGCGTATGATTCCAGGAGCAATGCTCCATACGCGCGCATTTGGTGCTGATAGTTTGCGTCTTTTCGACCGGACTTCCAATCGCCGATACGGCCCACATCTTCGACGATCGAAAGAATGTCGGCGTGACCGGTGAGATCCTTCTCAAGGGCAACCCAAAGCGGAACTTCTGTCAGCGCATCCGGGAAACTCGCCTCGATCTGCGGCCACAGTTTCGCGCCGATCGCGACCAGCATGCGGACTTCGTCGTAGTTGGCGCCGTAGCTCGCGGCGATGCCGGGCAGGGCGTCCCAGTTGACCGATCCGGTTTCGACCAGCGAGCGCAGCGCGGCGTGCACGGCCGTGCCGACGTCGGCCGCGTCGTGCGTTTCGCGCGCGCGTACGACGGGGAGGCGCACGGATCCGCCGCACTTGAAGGCGAGCGGCATCTCGCTGGCTCGGTAGATGGTCACAGTTGATCCTTAGCATCTGGCGCTTTTGGTGGGCCCAGAAGTATCACCGTCCGTGTTTCGGTCCCTACATTGCCTTGCGCGCTAGAATCAGACTCATCGTATTCGTCGAGCAACCTTTCAATCTCTCCTAATGCACGACACGCATCAAGAATTGATTTCGCGCTGTGCACCTGCGCGCGTATTAGCGCGATGCATTTTTCTGGCGTCATACCGGCCCCTCCTGTCTGACGTTGCGTAGCGTCTCCATCAGCTCCGCGTCCGAGACCGAGTGTTCCGCGCATTCCGTCGTGCCAGGCACTAGCGCTCGACCGCATCGGCATGTCGGCGCGTTCACTGCTGCCCGCCGTCCCGTCTGCCCGGTGCGCACACGTTCCCGAATGACCGAGATCGTGGTCTCGCTCGGCGGGCGCACACCGGCTAGCAGCGCGGCGCGGGCCCAGTCGAGTCCTTCGAGCACGTCGACCGTGAGTTCGACTCCGGAGCGGCGCGCTTGGTGCATGAGTTCGGCGAGGATGGCGACCACCTTGCGCTCGCGCGCGATGGCGATGCGGGATTCGCGCGTCATGACCGTTCCTTCGTTTCGTCGAGCAGGAGCTCAACCGCTTCCGCCAGGGCATGGATGCAGCCGAACGCCTCCGCAAGCAGCTTGATCGGACCCTCGGCGCCCGAGATCCGCGCGAGCCGGTCCCGGACAACGATCGTCTTGGCGCGAATCTCTGCACGTCGCTCGGCGCTCATGGCCCGGTCTTCCCCGCCAACGCGATCGCCGCGAGCTGCCATGTCTCGGGCTCGGAGTTGCGCTCTTGCCCGCAGTCGAAGCACTTGTCGTCTTCGCCGTGATTTGGGTAGCCGCACTCGGGGCACTTCCAATCGTGCGGATCGCCGATCAGTTGCTCGGCCTCGAAGTTGTCGTCAGGGTCGCTCATGGTTTCACTCCTGCTCGTTTCATTTGCTTCGGTAGCTCGCTCAGGCCGGCCGCGGCGTCGAGCACGGCCTTGCACCACGCTTGGCGGCTCATATCGCCGCAACGCTCGGCCGCGGCATCGTACGCGGCGCGCTGCTCGGCGGTGACCTGCAGGGTTACGGTGATTTGCGAGCGATCGATCATGATCGCGCGACCAATTTTCCCTGGCCTTCTTCGCACACACACGCAAAGACTCGGCGCTCGTCAATGGCAGCGCGGCGCTCGGCTGTCTGCGAAGGCAGATACGTAATTCCGCCGAGTTCTGCGACGACGTCGTTGATCGAGTAGCCAGCTCGCGGCACGTAGCATGGCACCGCGTAGGTGATGAGGTCGCCAAGCTCATCAGCTTGACTCGTGATCACGTCATGCGTCGAGTTCTGCTTCGCTGACTTGATTTCCATCTTCCCGCTCTCCTCTGTGTCGCGCCTTGCGACCACTCATCTAAGATAGTACCGGGCTACTCGTATTGCAAGGTTGCTTCGCCAGGAATCGACCGGGCTACGTCGATTCTTTTGGCACAGCCTTAGCCAGCAGCGCCTTCAGGTCGCGCGGGTTGGCGCCGTTCTCGAGCGCCTCGAGTGCGAGCGCGTAGGCCCCGCCAAGCCAGCGGCCTTGCTCGACCGGGTTGTCAGCTTCGGCGGCGATGCGGGCACCCTGCGCGAATATCATGATCAGTCGCGCGAAGAACACGCCGTCGCGGAACTCCGACGCAGAGAGCGTGCGCTGGACCCGCTGCGCCGCGAACTGCTCTTCGAAGTCGAGTGCGCCTGCGCCGTAGATCACTGCTTCACCTGCGTGCAAATCTGATAGAGGCAGTACAGCGCGTCGTCACGGCAATCGCTGTCGAGCTCGCAGGGGTCGCCGAGCAACGAGTGCTCGTCGTGGTGCTTGTGCGACTCGGGCACCGGCGCAGCGCAGCCGGCGAGCGCGAGCGCGACCAACCAGGTAAGCGCGCGGTTCACGAAGACACCGGGCGGCAGCTCGAGCGCTTGCACCACACGCGCCCGGTTTTCAGGTCACAGTAGCCGGACTCGAAGGCGGTAACGACGCGTTTGCAGTGCTCGCAGCGGTCTTCGCGCCGGCGGGGCTTCGGAGCGGGGGTGGGCGCGCCGAGCGCGCGAAACTGGGCGAGGGTACGGGCGTCTTGGGGTGCTGGGAAGTGCGAGTTCATGGGTACTCCGTGGCGTCGAGGCGTTTGATCAATGCGTCGGCCAGCTCGACGGCTATCAAGGCGGCTTTATCCGGTTCGAAGGCGTAATAGTCTTGCCGGCTCATGGTTCGTTCTCCGGCGTCGGACGCGAGCAGTCCGGATAGAACATGCGCGGCGATTAGCTCGCGACGTTCGCGCGGTGTCATGACGTCACCTGTCGGATGCGAATCGCCTTGGCTGGCCAGATGATGAACATGCCCGGCAGCAGCGAGCGAACGAACGTTTTCAGGCTACGCTTGTCGCCAAGCGCGCGTGAGGCGCGGTGTAGTTTCTTGAGCTGTTTCATGATGTCACCTGTCTGCGGCGTGCGAGCTCGGCGTCGATCGTGGCGATGTGATGCGCGATCATCGCCTTCGCGGTGCGGTCGCACTCGTGGCTGCGCTCGAGCACGTTCTCGCGGCGCTCGGCGAGCAGCTCGACCAGCGTGGCGGCTTGGAGGCGGTCGGCGGTCATGGCGTCACGTCCTTTGCGAGGGTCGTTTTGATCGCGCGCCGCCATTCGGCATCGTAGTCGGCGAGCGCGTCGCAGAACTCGGGCGCTTCCGGATCGACCTGAAACAGATCGGCCGTCTTGTTGACGGTGAGAGCGTTGATCAAAGCCTCTGACGGCGACCCTGTAAGCGTATCCGTCCAGGTATCGCGGTCGTTTTCCCGCATGAACGTGTGTGCATCTTCCCAACCGTAGGCGGCGGCGGCGCGGTTCACAGCGCACCCCCGATCTGCCTCGGCTCTGGGCGTGGCAGGCCAGCGTTACCGCACAGCGCACGAAAATGGTCCACGCGAAGCAAGTCGTGCCGCGTTACGATCTGCCAAACGGCGCCCTCGGAATCGATCGTGCAGCAATCCTCAATCGTCGCTTTGCCAGCGCGCACCAAGCGCATTGCGTAGTTGCGGGTGATAATCACAGTGCACCCCCGAGCGCCAGCCGGCGGCGGAGCAGGGCGACCGTGAGCGCGCTGGGCGGGTTGCAGTCAGCGATGCGGGCGACCGCGGCCCAGTCGGTGCCGTCTACGTGCTCGGCGGTCAGCACGGGCACGCCGGCGGCGAACGCGGCGCGCTCGAGCACCGCCAGCAGCTTCGCGACCTTGCGGTCCCGGGCCAGCGCCTCGAGCGTCTTGCCGGTTGCACGTGCAACGGCGGGGCGGCTCGAGAGCCGGTCTACGTGGATGGTGGGCGGGTTGGACGAAGTCATCTGCGCTCTCCTGGGCCGCGTCTCTTGCGACCACACATAGAGATTATAGCCGCCAGAATATAGTCGCAAGCCTTCGCGTGTCGATTCTTGAAAATATGTAGCATGATGTGCGATTGTCGATTTTCCAGCGAAGGCTTGACTTTAGGCGTCACTACGGAACAGAGTCAACAGCATATGCGACTCGGCGAGTGGTGCGCAATGAAGGGGCGCGGTGAGATTTCGCGAATCGTGCGCGAAACCGGACTTGCGTTTACGACGGTTCAGCGCGCGGCGACGCACGGCAAGCTGATCGAGGTCTACGACTGCGCCAAGCGCATCAGCGACGCGACCGGCGGCGTTGTGTCGGTCAAGGAGCTCTGCGAGCCGGTAGTACTGGCCGAGCTCGAGGACGCGCCGACGCAGCCTGTGCCGCGACCGGAGGCGGCAGGATGACCCTCGCCGCCCGCATCGCCGTCAGCGTCGGCGCTGAACTCTGCCGCCTGCGGCTCGCCGCTGGCTTCACGCAGGCCGAACTCGCGCGGCGCACAGGCACGCACCGCCCGATCATCGGGCGCACTGAGCGCGGCCACCACACGCCGACGCTTGAGCTCGCGGTACTGCAGGCCGAGCACTGCGGAGGCAGCGCGCGCAACGTGTTGCGTGCAGTCGACCGCGCTTGCGGGCTGCGATCGATCAGGCGAGTCAGCGCGAGGGCAGCGCGATGAGTTTCGGCAGCGACGAGACCGTGTTGCGCGATCTGACTGGCGTTGTGCAACGCGTGCGCGGGCTGCAGGTTGGCGCCTGGTTCGTGTTCGAGTCGCCAGCCGCAGCGACGGTCGTCTCGCGCACTCGAGGTTGGCATCGACCGGCCCGAGCATGGTCTGTGCTGCTCGTGAAGGATCATGCCCTGATCACATTCAGCGATCTTGCCACGGCGCTGGCCGTAGCAGACGAGGCATCTTTGCGGCTTCCAGAGGACCGACGCCAATGGACGCGCACCGATTGTGACTGGTTGAATGCCTGCTACGAAGCGGACCGGTGCATCCCGCGCGCGACATTCGACGCGAGCCGTGATTTTGCAGGCGCGACGGGGACTGCATGACTCTAGGCATCCAATCTAGCAGCGCCGCGCGTCCATCCTGGCGCACCGTGCGAGCAACCTTCGACGTGAGCGTGCTCGAGCTGGTGCAGCGTCACGGCCCCATCTCCGCGCAGTCACTCCGCACCATCATCGGCTACGAAGCACGAGCAAAGAACCGACCATGCAGCGTCTCGGGCGCGTTGCAACGCCTGCAGAGCGCGGGCCTGGTGCTCGGCAGCCCGAGCAAGGCGCGCGGTTCGCGCACGTTGTATCGTGCCGCGGCGGTGACGGCATGACCCGCGTGGAGCATCGTCGCGATGACCGGCGCCCCGCGCGCCCGCACTGCGTCGAAGTCACGACCGACTCGATCCACATCGAGACCTGGCACGCGCTTGAGTCCGAGGCGCACCGTGCGGCCGCTCGGCTATGTTGGTCGATTGCGCGGCAGCACCTTGCTGACGAGTACACCGCGCGCTTGCGCGAGCGGAGTGCGCCGACGAAGTGACCTAACCGATCACCGGCGCTGTTGTTGGGCGCCATAGAGGGAGAGTGAAAGATGCCTGACGACGCCCGCGATACCGAAGGCCCGCGTTCTGCAGCTCGATTCATCGAGCAGCTCAACTACGGCGAGTGCCACACCGAACTCAGCGACAAATTGTTCGAGCTCGGTCGGCAGATCAGAAAGCTGCAGATCGACCGGGGCGGCAAGCTCAAGGGCGAACTCACACTCTCGCTCAAGTTCGCGACTGATGGCGATGGCCCGTGCATCGTCACCTACGACGTGAAGAGCAAGCCGCCCGCCACGCCGAAGACTGGCTCTGTCTTCTGGATCACCAAAGCCGGCAACATGACGCGCGAGGATCCGAAGCAGCAGACGCTTCCCGGGATTCGCGAAGTCGAACTCAAGCGCGCGGTGTTTGGCATCGAAGACGACGAGCAAGAGCCGCGTGAGGTGACACCGTGAGCAACGATGATGGTGAACTGTCCGAGAATGCGGCGCTGATCGCGTTTGCGAAAGAGCAGCTCGCGAACCGGTTGATCGACATCGAGCGCGGCGCACCGGAAGCAAGCCAAGTGCTCATCCTTCCGCGGGACTTGTCGGTGCATTCCCTCAAGCCGCTGCTCGACGAGTACCTCACCGCCCCCGAACGAAAGCGCGGCACCGCGAAGCTGACTTCGCTCGCGTCTTTCATCGAGCACACCAATCGCTTCAAGGACGCCGAGAGCGCAGTCTTCGCAGACGACACGCCGAAGGCGCCGAAGCTGCTCTCTGTACTCGACTACCACGCCGGCGGCACGGGCTCGCCACGGTTCTGCGAGCACCGCGGACGCTATGATTTTCCGCTGTCGGAAGCGTGGGCTGCGTGGGCTGCAGTCGACAGCGTGGCGATGCCGCAACGGCAGTTCGCCGAGTTCATCGAGGAGCGCGTGGGCGACGTGCTCGACCCGGCGCAGGGCGGTGATACGGTCTGGAGCGCGGCTGAGTTGCTCGGGACGATGGTGGCTACGCCGGCGCAGCTCGTCGAGCTCAGCCGCGGACTCAGCGTCAACGTCGAGAGCAAGGTTTCGGAGAACGTCAGCCTTTCGAGCGGCGAGGGGCGCATTCGATTCGAGACCAAGCACGCCGACGCCGCGGGCGCGCCGATCAAGGTGCCCGGTGGCTTCGGCGTTGCCATTCCCGTGTTTCGTGGCGGGCCGCCGTACAAGATCGCGGTGCGGTTGCGGTACCGAGTCGAGCCGGGCACCGGGCGGCTGACGTGGACACTGAAGCTCTATCGCACTGACCTCGTGTTCGATCACGCGTTCGGTGAGGCGTGCGACCTCGTGCGCAAGGAGACTGGTTTGCCGGTGTTTGTTGGGATGCCCGAGCAGTAGGAGTACGCACGTATGACGGTTGACGCCAGAGAGCGAGACGTCCAGCGGTTGCTGACCGTCATCAAGCTCAACCCTGGCGCCGGCAAGAAAGAGGTCCTCGCGCGCGCTCGGATTCGACAGGAACGCGGGCGCGCGCTGCTTGCCGAACTCGAGGCGTCTGGGCACGTGCTCATGGAGCGCGGACCAAATCACACGCAGAACTATCGGCTACCGCCGGAGCGGGTCCGTGGCGTGTCCGAAACGCTCAAAGGTGACGGTTGACGCGTGATTATGCGTGAGTTAGCGTGATGCTTATGGCAAACGACATCAAGCTATTCGGAACTCTTCTAGATTCCTGCCTTTGGCAGGCTTCGTCTTCGACGCGGGTAGTGTGGATCACGATGCTTCTCATGGCCAATCGTTTCGGGGTCGTCGAGGCATCCATCCCCGCTCTCGCCAGGCGCGCCAACGTCTCGCAGCCCGAGTGTGAATCGGCGTTGCGGATCTTCTTGAGTCCGGACGAGCACAGTCGCTCGAAGGACTTCGAAGGTCGCCGCATTCAGCAGGCCGACGGTGGCTGGCACCTTCTAAATCACGAGAAGTACTCGCGTAAAGCATCAGCATGCAACAAACGCGTGAGCGCGGCGGCTCGGCAACGCCGGAAATATGAGCGTGACAAGGCGACAAACCAGGACAAGAGCGGACTTGTCCGATAGCGTCCGGACATCGCATGGAAGGCTTCACCAAATTGCATGCACAAATCATCACTTCGACTGTTTGGCGTGCACCAGACCACGTGCGCCTGGTGTGGATCACCATGCTCGCGCTCGCCAACCGTCACGGCGAGGTGATGGCCTCCATACCCGGACTCGCAGCGCTCGCAAATGTGCCGTTAGAGTCCTGCGATGCCGCCATTGTGTTCCTTTGTGCGCCTGACACTTACTCGCGCACCAAAGAGCATGACGGCAGACGCATCGAGCCGATTGATGGCGGATGGGCTCTTCTAAATCACGAGAAGTATCGCCAGCTTGCAAGCCGAGAAGACTACCTGCAGCGCGACGCAGAACGAAAACGTCGCGCTCGAGCTAAGCGTCCGGACGATGTCGGACGTAATCGGACGCGTCCCAAATGTCCACCCATAGCAGAGGCAGATCCAGATCCAGATCCAGATCCAGATCCACGGGGGGGGCCTACTGCAGAGCTTGCAGCAAAGAGCGCGAACGGCTCGGTTGCTTCCGGATTCGGCCCCCCCCCGGTTTTTCAGATCCCGAATGCGGACCCGGAGCCCGATCCCGACTTGTGCTCGAGGCTGGCGGCACTGTGGCAGCAACACACCGGGCAGAAGCTGAAGGCCGGCGAGTTCGAGCCCCTACTCGGCGTGCTCTGCGACACGGCGGAAAGGCAGCGCATCGGACCCGGGGCGCTGTTCGTGCGATCCGCAAAAGTTTTCGCTGCTGACTGCGAATCCAAAAGCAAGCGCCCCGTGCTGCGATGGCTGATCGATCAGTTCGGCGAGTGGGCAGCGCCGCCCGAGCACGCGAGCGGCGAGCAACCCAAGCATGCGACGATGTCGCCGCTCACGGCCGAGCAAGAACGCGATCGGCAAGCATTTCTGAGGGGCCAATGAATCTCGCACAACTCTGCAAGTCACCGCGCGATCTCGCACTCGCCATACACCGCAACGCTGGCTGGCTTGAACACGCATGCACGCCAGTGCCGATTTTTCCAGCGCGCGACTACGATCTGCAAAGCAAGTTCGATCACACGGGCGCGATCAGCGAGAACGAGAGCCGACTGCGCGGACTCATGTGGAATCTGATCACGTTACAAAAATGCTACGCGGAAGATCCGAGCGATGCGGAGTGCGCGGAAGCGATCGCCGCGGACAAGGCGCTGCTCTTGCGCGCGTGGCGAATCGCAGTCGTGCCTGACTCGTTGCAACTGCGCACCGAACTCGCAGCGTCGGCGGTGTGGTTGCGCGCCGGGGCGAGCGAACCGCGAAGAGAACCGCAGCAGAGGGAGTTGGCAACGTGAGCGATGCAACCTTGAACACGCTTTTTTTGACGTTGCATCGGCACTTGCTCAGGCGCGGTCGAACTGATCTCGCGGCGAAGGTCGCAGCGTTGCGCGCTGAGTGGCGCAGCGCGAGCGATGCTGCTGTGCGCGACGAAAGAACGGGGCGCAGCGAATGACCACCGCACTCTGGCAAGGGACCCCCGGCGACGTGATCCGCCTACTCGCGCAACGCCCGCTCCCGCTGATGGCCGACGCGATCACATCACTACGCGCGCACGGCCACCACGCGCTCGCCGACGAGCTGCACGCACTACGCGAGCAGTGGGCGCGCACGGCGATGGCGCACGCGGAGCCGAAGCTCGCGGTGGCGGGAGTGAAGCGATGATTTTCTTCTGCCTCGCGACGCTCGCGCTTGACGTCACAGTCGTCACGTTCGTCGTCGGCTGGGTGCTCGGCGAGCAGCACGGCACCGACGCGACCATGCGCCTCTGGGAAGCCTCACGAGACAACCGCGCCGCCATCGACCGGCTGCGCGACAGCAAGCACGGAGGCAACGCATGAGCCCCGCTATCCGCGCGCTGTACGAATCACAACCCTGGTGCTTCGAGTGCGACGGCGCGCTCGTGCTCGAGCACGACCGTTGGCGTTGCTGCTGGTGCCACCGCCACGGCACGTACGCGCCCATACAGCACCGGGGCCGCCGGTTCCGCGCGCTGGTCGTGGAGAGGGGGCCGGCGCCATGACCGAGGTCTGCGGCGGTGCACGCATCAGCGCCTGCGGTCGCTACCGCTACAACCTCTGGCGCGCATGGGGCGAGGCGCGCAGCTCGATGACGTGGATCATGTGCAACCCAAGCACCGCGAATGCCGACGAGGACGATCCAACCATTCGCAAGTGCATGGGCTTCGCGCGCCACTGGGGGTACGAAGCGATCAGCGTGGTCAATCTGTGCGCGCTCCGGGCTACGAACCCGCGCGAACTGCTGGCCGCAGACGATCCGGTGGGCCCCGAAAACGAGCGCGAGTTAGCCTCGGTGCTGAATTTGCTGATGATGCCGCGCGCGCGTTGGTCGATGGTGGTCGTCGCATGGGGTAACGCGCTGCCGAAGCCACTGCGACACCTCGGTCGCGCCTGCGCCATCCCGCTTGTCGCCTGTCTCGGGCAAACCGCCGACGGCATGCCGCGACACCCGCTGATGCTGCCCTACTCAACGCCGCTGCAAGGATGTCATGCGTAGCCGGCCCTGTGCGCCTCTCTGCGGCCTCGAGCGGTCCGGGGGTAATGCGTGTGGTCCGGGACCGTGCGGGCAAGGGCGGGGGTGTCTCGCGCGAGCGCGGTGGCAAATTGGGGTGTGGCGTGAGTGAGCTTTACCAGGTCGCGGCGCTCTTTGTGGACCCGCGAGGTCCATATCCTGGGATGGTCGCGGACTGGTGGGATGAGCAGCGCGACGCGCGTAAATACGCGGGACCGTTGCCGGTTGTCGCTCATCCTCCGTGTGGAGCATACGGCTCGCTGCGACACATGGCCGTACCAAATCGTGAACGACGGGCCAACGAAGCCGCGTGCGGCCCGATAGCCTTCGAGCACGTGCGCCGCTACGGCGGCGTTCTCGAGCAGCCGAAGGGCTCGCTGCTGTTTGCGCTGTGCGGCGCGCCCAAGCCTGGTGAACTGCCCGACGATTTCGGCGGCGTGACGATCGAAGTCGAGCAAGTCCGATTCGGCCACGTCGCGCGCAAGCGAACGTGGCTCTACCTGGTCGGCGTGCGCGATACCGGGTTAAATCCGCCGCCGCGTGACCCGACGCATTGGGTGAGTGGCGGTCGCCTGCACACGCGCAAGGGAAGCGGCGGAGTGGTGCCGCCCGGCATCAAAGTGTGCTCGGCCCAGCAACGCCGGCGCACCCCGCCAGCGTTCGCCCGCTGGCTCTGCGAACTCGCGCAATCGGCGCGCCAGCCGTCCGCGGAAGGACTCGTCGACCATGCCTGATCTGCCCTTTGTCACCGCCGACCAGCTCGTCGCGCACGCAGTCGGAGACTACCTGCTCCAGTCCGATTGGATGGCCACGGAGAAGACGCGGCGCAGCTTCGCGGCTGCCGTCCATGCGGTCGCATACACGGTCCCGTTTCTGTTCTTGACCACGGAGGCGCGTGCGCTCGCCATCATCGCGTCGACTCACTTCGTGATCGATCGCTGGCGCCTCGCGCGCTACGTCGTGTGGGTGAAGAACTGGCTCGGTCGGCGGCCGCCACCTTGGCGTGAGTGTTCGGCCACCGGGTATGCGCCGGACAAACCAGCGTGGCTCGCGGTATGGCTGCTGATCATCGCCGACAACATCTGTCACATTCTGATCAACGCCGCAGCACTTCGGTGGTGTCATGCCTAACCGCCGCGCCCGCGCCACCCAACTCCCGCTGCTGGGCGCCTCGAGCACCGAGCGTACCCGCCGGGCATGGCGAGGCGCCGTCACCCGCAGCCGCACGCGCAAGGGCCCCACGCCGGCGCCGCGCGCTTGGTCCGCAGTGATCCTCGGGGTCGACACGGCGCGCGTGAGCGGGTGGAGCGTGTGGTCAGCCGGCAAGTGGATCGCGCACGGTGAGCTCGACACGCTCAACGCCAGTGCGTTGCGAAGCGTCGTCGCAGACGCGCTCGAAGTCGGCCAGGCGCACGCGCTGCCCTGCGTGCTCGTGCTCGAAAAACCCTACGGAGGAAACGTCAACGTGGTCGCCGCACTCGGCGCGACCCGCGAGCGCTGGCTGGCACCGTGGCGCGAGCTCGCGACTGGCAACGTCGGCAAAGTCGTGCTCGTGTCGCCGTCGACCTGGCGCGCGGCGGTGCTTGGCGGCGCGTGGGCGTCGGCACCGCGCGAGCAAGTGCGGCCGGTTGAGCAGGCGATGGCGGCGGGCTTGGTGGGGTGCAAGCCGGGCATGCAGCTCGGCGGAGACGAAGCCGCGGGCGTGTGCATTGGCTGGTGGGGCACGCGTGCGGGCGAAGTCGGGAGGCTGCTCGGCAAGCGTGCGAAAGCGGCGAGCATCGCCGCGTGGCGGGCGCCGTGACACCAGCGCACTGGTGGCTGGGCCTGTGGCTTGTGCTGATGGTCGCCGCGGTATGGGTCGTCATCTCAGTAGCGGGCCCGATGGGCTTGCTTCTTTGCTGGCTGTTGATCGGCATCGGGGCCAACTTAGCGCGAGCGCTTGACCATGTGACGCGTGAGACCGCCCCGCCCGCCGTTGACGTACGCAAGTCAGCGGAGTAGGGTACGCGCCATGAAGACGGTGCAAGAGTTGCTCGCCGAGGCGCGGCGGTGCGCCAAGAATGGCACGGCGTCAGATCCCGGTACGCACGATGCTGTGCTGTGGTTATGTGACGCGATCGAGCAGATGCAGCCGACACCATGCGGCGCGAAGTGTGAACGCGACCTAGACGAGGACAATCCGTGCTTTCGGAAAGGCATCGCTGCCGGACGCGTCCTTGAGCGAGAGCGGATTGCATGCATGTTCGACGACATGGCGCCTGGCGTCGGCTGGACGTGCAGAGATGCCGCACGCCGCATCCGAGAGAGCGCGCCATGAAGACGGTGCAAGAGTTGCTCGCCGAGGCGCGAAACATGGCTTACGGTACCATGGCGGAAGCTGCCTCGCTGAGCGGTGCCATCGAAGCGCTGTGTCAGGCGATCGAGCAGATGCATCGGCCGAGCTTCACGCCTGCCGCCGAAGCATTGAAACAAGCGTATCTTGCTGGAGCCGAGAAAGAGCGCGAGCGGATTGCACGGATGTTCGACGGGATTGGAGTCACGATTTATTCCGGTAATGTAGCCAAGCGCATCCGAGAGAGCGCGCCATGACCTTTGGACCGCTACTCCGAAAGCTCCGCGGCGCTCGCTCGGCCAGCTCTGTCGCTCGCGCGGTCGGGCTGTCGAAGTCGTACTGGAGCGATGTCGAACGTGGCCAACGTCCGCCGTTCGGGCCCGAGCACATCAAGCGCATTGCGCGGGAGCTGCGCGTGCCGCTCGCCCCGCTGCTCGAAGCGTACGAGGAACAGCAAGGCGGCTGGTGGATCGATCGAAGGGGTGTGCCGCCAGCCGCGCGCGAAGTCGTGGCGTCATGCGCGCGCGAGCGCTGGAGCGCGGAGCTGTGGGCGGCGATGATCGACGTCTGGCGCAAGCACGGAGCGAAGCCGTGACCGACCCGCGCCCAGCCACCCCATGCCGACGCTGCGGTCGCGGCTACGCCGACCACGAAGCCAACCGCCGCTGCCCCGATGGGAGCGGCCGCACGTGGCTCGGCAAGCAGCACAAGGGCGCAAGCCAAAGCTTTAGCGAAGATGAGGTCGTGTGGCTCGACACCGTGCTGAAGACGCTGCAGCGGCGCGGCGATACCAAGCAGCTCGCGACGCGCGCGGAGATCGGAACTATCGCGCGCAAGGTGACCGTGATGAAGGCAGCATGTCAGCGTCGGAAGGAAAGTGGGACATGAAAAACCTACTCGACTGCGCCGAACTCGCGAGCAAGCACGAGTCCACGCGTCGGCTATTCGGCGTGATGTGGGACGCCGCACAAGCGCAGCGCAAAGTGCAGTTGCACATGCTCGCCGAGCGGTTCCCTGAGCGCATGGTGGACATCGTGCGCACGCGCGCGGACGAGTGGGACCGGATGACGGTGCGACTCATTGAGCAGGAGGCGGCAAAGCTAGACAAAATCGATCGTGAGAGCGATCCGCGGCCGGACGTTTCTGTTCTGTGTTGTGACCTAGCGCGCGCGGGCGATCACTGCGATTGCACGCCATGTCACAAATGCGAACAATCGCGCGAGGTTCTTGCGGCGATCGAAGCGCGCAGTAAACCCGCAGAACGCACGGCCGAGCGACCGAAGTTATCGCCGTTACCGCCCGAGACGTATCCGGGGCTGCTGCAAGCAAAGAACGCAGAAGCGCCGCATGCGCATGGATGTGTCTGTGCGCGCTGCGAAGGCCTTTCCAGGAAGTACCCGCCAGAGTTGTTTCGAGAGCAATTCACCGAGCCAACAAAAGAAGACGTGCAACGCGAAGGCCAGTACGGCTGGCAAGTCACCCGGGCGTTCGCACAGAACGTCGAACCCGACGCCGAGCACGGCACCGAGAGCGTGTGGGAATACCGCGCATTCGAGTGCAAGCAGCACGCTACGTGTCCGCACTTTCGACCGCACAAGAGTAGCGTCGAGTGGAACTGCCTGCGGTGCTACGTCATGCGGCGCGGGCTAGCGAGCGCGAACGCAGTCGAACAGGAGGCGCGCTGATGACGCCGCGCGATTCATACCGCGTCCTTCAGCTCTGCTGCACGCTGTGGCTGGTGCTGATCGGTATCGCCGCGATCGCCAACTCGTGCGACGCGCGCAAGGCGCATGCGCAATCAAAGTCTGTTGGCCTCGCATACGTGCGGGACAGCACGATCGGGAATGGCGGCGAAGGACCGCAAGCACAACCCCTCGCAAGTGGGGCTGCACACCGCCCGGGACGCAGCGTGCTGCGCGAGCCGGTGAGAGGCCGGCACTATGTTCGCGTCGACGCGCTCCACGGTGGAACCGCATCGATGCCTACCCGGGAGGCGGATCCGAAAACAGTACCGCTCCCGGTCATCTTGGAGGCTGGCGCAGCGTTGCCCCCCAGCGACGCGCGAACCTCACTGAGCGGTGCCGGTGACGCAACACCGGCCCGCTCGGTAACTACGCTGTCAGCGCTCATCCTCGCGGTCGCCCAAGTCGCAGCGAACGAAGGCGCGTTGCACAGCCCGTACGAAGTCTCGCTGATCTGGCAAGTTGTCGAGACGGTAGCGGTCACAGCGCAGAAGCGGCTCGAGTGGCTACAGTTGCATAGTCCGCGGGCGCTCGGTCTCAAGCCCTGTGACGGCATCGGCAACTGCGATTGGACGTGGCAGCTCGACGAGACCGGCGCGCTACCACCAGCATTGGCCGCCCGCGGCGTGCAGCCTGATTGGTGGGAGTTGCATCGACGCGACGCTTGGCTGTCAGTGCTCGCCACGGCTGATTCGCTGGCGAGCGGTCGAGTGCGAGCGCGTCCGTGCGAGATCGCGCCGGTGACATGGGGCTCGATTACCAGCACGCGCGATATGAAGTGGGCGACGCGGCATGGGCTTCGGCGGTTGTACTGTGCGCCGGGCAAACTGCTGAATGATGGTTTCTGGAGCGTCTACGCCGTCGCGAGGGCGCGATGAGACCGGAAGAACTCGCAGAATGGAACGAGATCGCTCAGTGGTGCTCGGCGCACCCGATGTACTTCCTTGCGCCGCTGCCAGCGTCGGAGCCATCGTTTCCGGCATCGATGCTTGGCCGTTTGCTCGAAGAGTACGCGCGACTCCGCGTCGAGGTCGAAGAACTGCGCGCGCAGCTGGCCGAGATCAGCGACGACACGCAGGCGCTGCAGAGAGAGAATAGGGGCGCGCGGTGAAGAAGACGATCAGGATTGCAGATCTTGTGTCATCTCTGCTGAGCTGCGACTTCCATGGCTGCAATCAGCCGAGTCTGGGTCTCGATTTCGCGAGCACGTGCATGTTCTGCGCGGACCACATGAGCTTGGCCTATGCGCCAGTTCGGCTGCACATGAGAGAGCCGCAGTGGTCTAGTGATTGGGAGAAGCTTCAAGCGGCAGGCTTGTGCAACGACTGGGTGCGCATCTCAATGACGCCCATCATCTTCGCGCGTCGCGTCGAGTGCGACATCGATGCCGGAACCGTGCTGACTACAGCACCGCTCGTGATCGGCGTCGGTGGCGGTGTCTGGTTGGTTCATGCAGAGAACGGCAACGCGGGTTACGGAGCGGCGCATCGCTACAGATTGCACGGCAATGACTTGGTGCCCGCTCTTGAGGATGCCGAGAAGCAAGCCGCTGCATTGGCCCGAGGCGAGGGCACGCTCGAGCCAAAAGAAAAATCGTATTCCGGCGGCAAGAAGGCATGATCGACGCGGTGTACATTCTGTGCGGCCTCGCGATCGTGCTCGGCGTCGCCGTGGTGTCGCTGCCGCTCGCGCTGGCCGAGCTCGCGCGCCGGTCGGCGGTGGGCGCGGTCAGGCGCGTGGTGTGGGGCACGGTCGTATGAGCGACATCGACCTGCGCTGCGGACGCTGGCAAGACGCGCTGAGCGAAGTGCAATGCAGCACGTTGATCACGGATCCGCCGTATAGCGAGAGGACGCATGCGGGAATGAGAGTTGGCGCGGCTGTCACTGGCAGCGGTAACCCATATACGCGCGTTGGCGTCGAATACGCGCGATGGGACGCCGAAGATGCACAGGTATTCGTTGACCACTGGCACAAAAACACGCTCGGATGGATCGTCATCATCACGGATCACATTCTGGCGCCGGTGTTTGCCGCTCGTCTCGAGATGCATGGGCGTTACTCGTTTGCGCCATTGCCGTTTGTCGAGCTCGGAAAGCAGCCGAGACTCACCGGCGACGGTCCAGCTAGCTGGACATGTTGGATCGTGGTTGCTCGACCGACGACCATCGCATACTCAAGATGGGCATCGCTGCCAGGCGCCTACGTTCCTACCACGGGGACAGGTGTGCAGTCTGACCGCATGATCAAGGGCGGCAAGCCGCTGTGGCTCATGCGGGCGCTTGTGCGGGACTACTCGCGGCCGGGCGATCTTATCTGCGACCCGTGCGCGGGCGGCGCGACGACGCTGCTTGCGGCGGCGATGGAAGGTCGGCGCGCAGTCGGCGCCGAGATGGACCCCGAGACGTTTGCGCAGGCGCAGCGACGCATCGCCCGCGGATACACCTTACCGATGTTCGTGGAAGAAGACACCACATGAGAATCGCAACTGACGGCACGGGCCTATTGCTGGTCGCACTCGCGATCTTCGCCCATGCGTGGATCGCCAAGCTGACGCCGCAGCCCGTCGCAAACGCAGTCGGATGGGTCGTCGCGGCGGTCACGCTCATCGTCTTCGGAGCCCACTTCGTGCACTGCGGGTGAGCGGCCATGAAGCCTCCCAAGGTCACGCTCGGCAAGTTCGGAATCCGCAGCCTACGCGCAATCGTCCAGGGAGACGCGTTTACTGACTACGTACTCATCGATGCGCGCCTGCAAGCCGAGCACGACGTCAACGGACTGAACAATCCACCGCCGGAGACCATCCAGCGTGAGCGACTTACCCCCGTCGCATGGGAGGCGATGTCAGAAATAGCCCGAGCGCACTTGATTCGCAATCTGCTGATCAGATTGGTCACCCACGAAGTAGACGAGTGGCTACGCGTTGACGGCGAGCGCGTGGTCGAACCGCACCCGGAGAACGTCGCCAAGATCGTCGGAGTGAAACCGTGACATTCGAGGAGTGGAAACGCGCCAGGCATCCAATGCGGGAATGCACGACGTGCTATGAGTGCGAACAGCAATACGAAGAGTATCAAGCCGGGCGCGAGAGCATGAAGGCGTCGGCACTCGAGGTAGTGGCTCAGCCATCGCAGGACTACTACGCGTGTGATTGCCACGAGTGTGATTGCCACGAGCGCATTTCGGAGCTTGAACCGTGAAGATGCCGTCGACCGACGAAGTTGCGGCAGCCATCGGAATCGACCTGCCGGCTGGCTGGCACATCGAGGCGCACGAGCGGCCCGAGCGCTGGGCGATCAGAGTCATCCTTTGGCGCGACGTGGACGCGCAGATCGCGGATAGGTCGCGTGACGGCGTCGCGCTCACCCTCGGCGACTTGATTCACGACGCGTTGTTCGGCACGTTTCAGCGATGGCTCGGCGCACAGCCGCTCGCAGATAGGTACTGGGCAGAATGACGCGGACAATGCCGACCCACGAAGAGATCGCGCGACTCCACGCCGGACTCGAAGCGCAGCGCGCAGAGATTGCTGGGCGCGTCGTCCCGGATCCGGACTGTAAGAAGTGCGAGCAGCCACGGTCCGGGAAACTACACCCAGGGCCAGGATTCATCGCGATAAATACAATTATGGGCTGGGTGCGACCGTGCGCATCGTGCGCCGAACGCCGCCCCTACACATGGGTCGCGAAGATTCCGCTCGACGCGCTCGAGCAATACGCAATCGAGCACTGGGATCACGCGTTCATGATCGATGATCTGCGCGTTTTGCTGCCACCTGAAGAGACGCGCGGTTCTGCGCGATGGGAATTTTTGTGAAACCAAAAGCCGAAGAAGCCCTCGATCTCCTGGTCGACGCCGCTCCGTACGCCGCGGGCATCGTGCTCGAAGTGCTCCACCTCTCCCCGCACGTGGTGAAGAACCGCCTCGGCACGGCCAAGTTTCAATTGATGGTCGCGCGGTTCGTGCTCGAGATCGCTGGAATCGGGGCCGCGGCGGCAGATCAGCGGCACACAGAGCTTTTGGGCGCGCTTCGAGGCAAACTGAGCGAGCAAAGCTATGCGGAAGTCGTACGCGCTCTTACCGACCTTGCAGCAAACCGCGGCGAGGGAGCGGGCGCGCCTCGAGACCTCGGCGACCGGCACTAAGGCAAACGGTTGGGCGACTGGAGCGCTGCGCTACAAGCTGCAGCCGCACCAAGAGCCGGTGTTCGACCGGATCATGCAGTGGATCGCGGAGCCGCCCGATAGCGTCGAGCTCGGCGCGCTGTACGACTCGGTGTTCGTGCTGGATATCGCGCGTCGCTGGGGCAAGACCACGCTCTGTCTCATCATCCTATACATCTGGGCGATCACGCTGCCCAAACGCATCGGGCGCGGCGCGATCCTCACGTACGCGACGCGCGAGAAGGACCAAATCAAGCGCATCGTGCTGCCGATTCACCGCATGCTGACCGCTGATGCGCCGTTCGCGCTCGCGCCCAAGCACTACGGCAGTCACGAGGGCATGGGCGAGGGGCTGTACTTCCCCGCGGGCGCTGGGGGCAGCGTGATCAAGCTTGTCGGCGTCGACAAGGACCCGCACCGGCTCCGCGGCGAGGGCTCGGACGGCGGCGTCTTCTCGGAAGCCGGTCACATGAAGGATCTGCATAGCAACGTCACCAGCGTGTTTCTGCCGCAGTTCCAGCAGCGACCGTGGGCGCGGCTCATTCTCGAGAGCACCGGGCCGAACGAGCTCGACCATGACTACGATGTCGAGTTCGTTCCCGATGCGAAGCTTCGCGACGCGTACGTGTTCGCAACGATCGACGACAACACCACGCTCTCGGAAGACGAGAAGGCAAAGGCATTGCGCGAAGCGGGCGGCAAGGACAGTCCCGGCGCCCAACTCGAATACTACGGAATCCGCAGGCGGGACCCGATAGCCATCGCGGTCCCAGAATACAACCCATCGCGCCACATCGGCACGGTGGAGACGCCGCCCTACGCGATCGGCTGCGTGTTCCAGGACCCGGGCCATCGCGATCTTTTCGCCGTCGTGTGGGGCTACTGGCACTTCGAGCTGCAGATGCTGGTGATCCAGCGCAGTTGGGCCAAGCGCAACGCCGGCACCGGCGAGGTTGCCGAGGTGATCGCCGCGACCAACGCAGAGCTGTGGGAGCAGCCAGGCGCGGAGCTTCGCTGGTGGGACGGGCCGATCGAAAAGCGCAACCCGGGCTGCCACATCAGCGACACCGACCCGCGACTCATCCACGACATGCGCACCGACCACGGGATGGTGGTGCACGCAGCGGATAAGAGCGTGCGCAACCACGGCGTGGGCGAAGCCAAGTTCTACAAGCTCCGCAACGCGCTCCGGGAGGTGGTCGAAGAAGACGGTCAGGTCGCGCGGCCGCGCATCATCATCGAGCCCGACAGCGGGCCGCTCGCCGATCACCTGCAGCATGCGCGCTGGAACGCCACGCGGACCGACCTGCAACGCACGCCGAAGTACGGTCACGCGGATTGTCTGCTCGCGACCGTTTATGGATGGGCAGCCGTGCAGCGCTGGCGTAACGTGAACCCCAATCGCCCGGTGACCGCCGTGCGCTCGCAAGACCTGGTGATCGGTCCGAACTACGTGGCCCCACTCTCCAAAGCCGACAAGTTCCGCGCCGCCATCACGGGGAAGGGTGTGCCGGGCGCGGGGGTTCGACGTCGCCCGACGCGGTGCCCGGTGTGCAGCAAGGTCAAAGCGTGTACCGTGTGGACTAATGGTCAGCTGACATGCTCGGAGGCTTGCCGCGACAAGTGGCTGTATCGAAACACCGGTGGCGTGGCGCCGCCGATGCCAGCGATCGCAACGGGGACTGACGATGAACAAAAGTGGTGATGCACTGATCGTGAAGACGATCGTTTTGGTACGTGACGACGAGTGTCGTGTATACGGCTCTGACAAAACCGACGCCGCTGGTGTTTTGGCTGATGCGCGCTACTGGTTTCTGCGACGTATCGAAAAAGATGGATGGGAAGCACACGCGATCTACATCGCCGATACGGTCGACAAGTCCCTCATCGAGCAATGGCTCGATGAGGAGTCCAAGCGCGAACGAGAGCATCAGAGAGAGCTCGACGAGCATCGCGACCGTGCGGAATACGAGCGCCTGAGCAAAAAGTATGGAGACGGTCGATGATCAAACCCCTTGAACCACCAATCGCCGAGCGCGACATACAGGCCGAGATCGAATCCGCCGCCGAAGAACTCCGCCACGGCTTCGACAGCGCGCTCGAGAACACGATCGGCCGCTGCATGCTGCTCGGCTTCACGCCCGACCACATCGAGGTCGAGCAAGGCTATCCGCTCGGCAGCGAACAGCACCCGGTCAAGGTGGTCGACAAGGATGGAACGCGGCTGGCCGTCATCTACGCGAAGTTCCCAGAGATCGAAGTCGATGTCGGCGAGGTCGAGATCCAGGTCGTGCGCGTGTTCAGCGAGGCGGTGCTTGAGCGGGTGCGCGCGAAGCTGGGCACGGCGGAGGCGTGATGCTCAGGCTCGGGTGCGGCCCCTACATCCTTCAGGTCGATGACCTCGCTCGGGCTTGGTGGTACGGGCAAAATCTGCTCGCGTGGCCCGACGAGAACGGCGATGCGCTGGTCGCATGGTTTTGGTCGCGCTGCTGATATATGCTTTCAACAATCCTGTCTGACCGGGCAACCGACGGCGCGAGCTGCACGGACCCATAGGGAAGGCCCCTAGCTAAGGGCAGCGTGCGTAGCGGCAAGCCGGCCATGGCGCTCGAGCCGCTACGCATTCGGAGGGTGCACGGATGGACCCCGTGGCGTCACACACCCTTGACAACGGCAAATTCCGCGCTCAGCCTACGCGAGAGCATGCTTTACGTGGCAATCGCGCTCGGCCTGGTCGGCTGCATGGCCGCATTCCTGGCGTGGGACGTCGCCCGCCGCGAGATCAGACGCCGCGCCGCCGCGAGCCAAGCGAGCGACCACGGTCCCGAGCTCGAAGCGCTCAAGGCCGACGTCGCGACGCTCACCGCGCGCACCAAGACGCAGGAAGACGCGCTGATCAACGCGCTCCAAGAGATGCGCGCGCTGTTGGCGCCGGTGCGCAGGGCCGTGCTGAACGCCGTGCCGGATAACCCGGCCAAGCAACGCAAGGAAGGGTAGGCAGATGGCCAAGGAAGACAAGTCAGCAGCAGCGCCGGCCGCGGCAGTGGTGCGGCTCACGCACGGCGAGGCGCGCGCGCCCTACGTCAGCACCGTGGTGCTCGAGTCCGGCATGCAGGTCGCTTATCGCGACGGCGAGCCGGTCTCCTACGACGGCGACTCCGGCAAGTTCGTGAACGCGTTCGCATCGCAGTGCGCCCCGGCGCGCGTGAAGATCGACGAGTTCGAGCTCGGCAAGAAGAAGATCGTGGCCGACGGCCAGACGGTCGAAGTCCCCGTCATGCAGCGCACGTTGCGTCTGATGGACGGCTAAGCAGCACAGGCAGAAAAGAGCGCACATGGCACAGCCCCAAACAGCAGCACCGCAGCAGCAAGAGCGCCCCGAGCGCGACGGCAAGCTGCGGATCTATCTCTACGTGAACGAGGGCGACCTCGAGCACAAGCACGCGATGAAGTACTTGGAGAAGTACGCCGACGACGCGCCCGATGCGCGCGTAGCCACGGTGCGCAAGGTGAGCGAGATCCGTCTCGACCGCGCGCGCGAGAACTGGGTGATCATCTGCGTGGTGCGCAACATCAACCAGGACCGCAACGAGCCCAAGGAGATCAACGGGCGCTTTCGCACCGACGAGCACCATGGCGCCGTGCGCGAGTGCACGCCCGTCGAGCTCGGCGACTTCTGCCGCGACGCCGCTCCGGGAGACCTCGAAGGCGATGGCAGTCTCGACAAGAACGCGCTCGTGAACCGACTCGCGCAAGTCTGCATGCCGGCCGCTCCGCGCATTCAGCGCCGCGGCGACGGCAAGGGCAATCACACTGAGTGGCTGCAACTGCGGTGGGGGTAGACGTGATGTCCTGGGGATACACGTCGGCATCTAAGCCACTCACTCTCAACGCGATGCGTGAGCGGCTGGCGCTTCTCAACACTCTCGGCGGACGGTGGGTAGTAGCGCAGGTCATGCTTGCACAGTGCGACGATGAGTTCACTCTGTCGCGCCAGGTGGGGAGCGGCAATGGCTGAGAAGCTCGGCAAGCGGTCATTTCTGAAGGCGCTCGCGGCGATCGTGCCGGGCGTTGCGCTCTTGTCGCGGGCGAAGCCTGTGCCGACGCTTGCTCCGCCAGCCCTTCGACGCATCGGCTCCTCCGAAGTAAACGCGCGCACTGGATGGCAGCCGATGCCCACGAAGGAAGCAGACGCGTATTTCGACGCCGTGAGCGGTATGAACGCCGTATCGCGCGGCGCGTACAACTATCCGGTCATGCTCAGCACAGAGCACGGTCTCGAAAGCTACAGCGCCGATACAGCCTTCAGTCTCAACGCGCCCGTCCTTCGAGAGCCGCTGCTCGGCATCGACGCGCCTGGGTGGCAGCAAACATATGAGCGCATGATCGTCAGCTTCGGCGAGCCCACCGCTTGGGCGTGGTGCCGCGATCTGCCTGGTGTGACACGTATTCTCCCTGGTCCGGGGAAGCGTTCGGAGCGTGACGTGTAGCGCGTCATCGACATCCCGGCGCTCGAGTCTTTTCCCGGCGCCGGTGCATGCACACCGGACCAGCGTGCTCGGCGCCGGGCTCTCCCCTCGCGTGGTGTCGCCGTGATCGGCAGCACCGCAGGCGACTTCTACGGCTCGCCACCAGCGCCGCTCGAGCCGGTCGATGACACCGCCATCGCGGCCGAGCCCGTCGAAGAAGAGCCCGACCCGCTCTATACCTACTGGGCCGCTGCACCTGACGAAGAACTCGCGCAGCACATCATCAACAAGGAAAAGGCGTGCTTCGAAGTCGTGCGCCGGCGCGGGCTCTCGTTCATGTGGCGGCTCGCGCACGCGCAGTTGTTCGGCCGCAACCCGCAAGCACCGACCGAGTTCGACACGCAGGTGATCGGCGTCGAAGGCGTGCACGGCGAGCAGCTTCGATTTCGCGTGAACGAGCCGCGCAGCTACGGCCGGCAACAGATCACGATGGCGACCGGTCAGCGCGCTGCGTTCCAAGCGGTCGCGCTCAACACCGACACCGCCAGCATCGCGATGGCGCCCGTGGTCGACGCCGCGGTGGACTACTTCTATCGCTCGGAGATGCCGGACTCCAAGGAGCGCTCGTGGGTCGAGAGCGATCGCTGGTACGGCGCCGGATACGCGTGGTGGCGCTGGGATCGATACGCGGGCGATGACGTCAAGATCGGCGTCGAGCAAGTTCCGGTACCGAACGCGCCCGATTCGACCGCGCCGATCGACATCTTCGGGCCCGCGGGCGCGCCCACCGCGTTGATCTTGCACCCGTGGGAAGAGTTCCACGAGCCGTTCCAGCTCGGCAAGCACTTGTGGCGCGGCATTCGTGAGCGACGAAGCAAGTGGGAGCTGATGGCGCTCTACCCGCATCTAGCCAGCGAGCTTCAGGGCCTGCAGAACGAGCACTCGATGATCGAGCAGGACATGTTCGGCTCGGACTGGTATGGCAACGAAGACGACGTCGTGGTGCGGCACTTCTATCACGTGCCGATCGGCGATCCGAACGACACCGCGAATCCGATGCGCTCCGGGCGCTACGTTGCGATCGCCGGGACGAAGGTGCTCTTCAGCGGCCGCTTGCCGGTCTCGCGGCGCACGGGCCTCCCGATCGTCGAACTGCTCAGCGCGCGGTTCCACGACATCGCGTTCGGCTACGCGGACATGTGGGACGTGCTCGCGGTGCAGCAGGGCGAAGACCAGGTCGTGAGTGACATCCTCTCGAACCTGGCGATCTTCGGGCGACAGAACATGTTCGCCGACGAAGGCACGGATATCGATCTCGATCAGGTCGCCGCCGGCGGTGGCGTGTTCTTCGTGCCCGAGACCGCGCAGCGCGCACCGGGCTTCATGCAGCCCCCGGCGATGCCACAGGCCGCGCCATGGATGGTCGAGCACTGCGGCAAGATGAAGCAGTCGATCACCGGCATGAACGCGACCACGCGCGGCACGCCGCCGCCGAACATCTCGAGCGGCGAGATGGCTGCGCTCTTCACCAATCTCGCGGTCGAGTTCAACAGCGACACGCAGATGACGCTCGACGAAGGCCGCCGGCACAGCGCGAACATCGTGGCCGACCTCATCATGCTCAATGCCGAGCTCGACCTGCTCGTGCAGATCACCGGCACCGACGAGCGCCCGTACGTGCAGACGTTCCGCGCCGAGCAGCTCAAGGGCATCAAGCGCATCGACTTGCAGACGGTCACACCGATGATGCGCAGCCAAGCCGGCCGCATGCAGCTCTTTCAACTCGTGAACGGTCTGCCGCCCGAGCAGCGCGCTGCGGCGATTCTGATGATCACGACCGGCCAGTTCAAGCAGGTCGGACAGACGGACAGCGCCGAGTGGATCCGCATCAAGTGGGAAAACGAACAGCTCGCGAAGGGCTGCCAGATGCCGGCGATCCCGCCGCCACCGCCTCCGCCAGATCCGAATGCGCCGCCGGACCCGAATGCGCCGAAGCCGCCGAACCCGGTCGAGATCAAGGCGAAAGCGATCAAGGAGCAGCTCGGCGTCCAGGTCGCCGCGACAAACGATCCCTTCAAGGACTTGCCCGAGCACGTGAAGCTGTACAACCAGCTCGCGCAGAACCCGGAAGAGAATGCGTCGGCGATCGACTGCGTGTTGACGCACATTCAAGATCACCTCGAGCAGTACTACCGGGTCGATCCTCAACTCGCCGCGCTGCTGAAGTTTCAGCCGCCGCCGACGCCACCGCAGCCGCAACAGCCTGCGCCTGTGCCGCAGAGCGGGCCCGGCGCGAATGCGCCCGTGCTGCCGACGGGTGACACGTCAGCGCCCGCTGACCGGCTCGGCTCGAAGCAGCCGCAGCCGGCGAAACCGCCACCCAATGCGCAGCCGACCGTCGGCGGTGGAGCGCCGCAGTAATGCCGAGTGAAAAGACACGCGCGCTGCGTGAGCGCGACCTCGAGATCAAGCTGAAGCTACTGACGCGGCCGCTCACAGTCGGCGGCGGCTACATGAGCGAGCTCAAGGAAGAAGCGATCGTCAGCTCCTCGCGCCGCAACCGCCTGAAGGCCGAAAAGCTCGGCTGCACACGCGCGCAACGGCTCGAGCTCCGCCAGAAGCGTCACGATCGCCTATGGCTCGGCGTCGAACCGCCGCAACCCGAGTGGGCCAAGGCGCAGAAGAGCGTCGACGTCAACGAGCTCGCAGCGGCGATCGCAGAGGCCGAGCCGACCGAGGAACCCATCGACATGAGCGCGGCACAGACCGCGGAAGAGAGCGCATAGCCATGGCAGACGCAGCACCCGCAGCAGCCCCAGTCACCGCCCCGGCAGCGCCCGCCGCTCCGGGCGCGGTCCCATCAGCCCGCCCCGCAGCGCTGCGTCAGACGCCGCCCGTACAGCGCGCGCGCCCGGGCGCCCTATCCGACCTCAGCAAGTCCAGCGTGCCGAGCGACCCCACGCTGGCCGTCGACCAGCCCGGCGATGAGCCGGATACCGACCCCGAGACCGCACCGACCGAGCCGCCAGAGGCAGAGCCGGAAGCGCCGGTCGAGGATCCCGCCGAGCCGGAGCCGCTCGAGGAAGATCTCCCTCCCGAAGAGCCGACCGACCCGAACCTCGAGCCCGTGCTCGGCATGAAGCCAGATGAACTGCTCGGCATGCTGCGCAACGGCCAGCTCCCGAAGTCGGTCGCCGAGCAGCTCTTCGTCGATGTGCCGATCGGCAACGGTCGCACGCAGCGCGTGAACCTCGTGGAGCTCCACCGCGGCTTTCTGCGCAACATCGACTACTCACGCAAAACCGAAGCCGCCGCCCAAGAGCGCAAGCAGGCACAAGGCATGCTGCAGGCACGTCAGAACGAGCTGCAGACGATGCGCGATCCGACGGGCAAGGGAATGCGCCGGTGGATCGAGGATAACGGCATGTTTGAGCCGTTCTTTCGTGCCGCCGAATCGCTCGCATCCGAGGTCTCATCGTATCAGGCGATGAGCCCGGAGCAGCGCGACGCGTACGATCGGCAACTCGCGAACGAAGAGCGCGAGCGCAAGCTGCAGACGCGCGAGCAGGAGATCAACCAGCGCGATCAAGCCATCCGGCACGATCAGTTTCGCCGCAAGCATGAGCAAGATCTCACCGAGATGGTGCCGCGCAGCTTCGAGCGTCATCAACTGCACGACAGCAAGCTCGCGCAGGACTTGTTCAAGGGCCATCTCGGCAAAGTGGTCGATCAGCTCGAGCGCTTCGATGGTCTGAACGACGAGATCATCGACATGGCCACGCGTCTGACGGTCGAAACGCTGCAAGAGATGGCGCAGTCCGGGTATCTGCCCGCGGGCGACGCGCAGCAGCCAGCAGCGCAGCCACAAACGCAGCCGCGCCAAGGTGTCATGACGCCGCGCACGCGCGCACCCGGTCCGCCGCCGCCGACTGCGCTACCCGGAGCGCCGCGAACGGGTCCCGCGCGACCGACCAATGGTAGCGAGCGCGCACGCATCAGCGGATTTGGTGTCGCCATGCAGAAACTCAACCGAGGACGGTGATGGGACTGCGGATCTGCATCGCTGGCATTCCGCGCGGTGGGAAGACCACGCTGGCAGCGCGCGTCGCACGCGAACTCGGAGTGACGCCACGCAGTACCGACGAACTGATCGGCAAGCACGACTGGTCAGCGGCATCTGAAGCCGCATCCCACTGGTTCGACGACGGCGGATCGTGGGTGATCGAAGGCGTCGCCGTGCCGCGCGCGCTGCGCAAGTGGCTGGACCGCAACACACTCGGAAAGCCGTGCGATCAGATCATGTGGCTCAACTCGGCATTTGTGCCGCTGTCGCCGGGTCAATCGACTATGGCCAAGGGCTGTCTGACGGTCTGGAATGAAGTGCTACCGCAACTCGCGCGCCGTGGTGTGGCGCTCGTGGTCCCGCCGGTGCTGACAGACGAGGAAGTCGAGGCAATGCGCTGAAGTGCCAGCCAAGAGCAAGGCTCAGGTGCGCTGGTCGTATGCCGCCGAGGCGCGCGGTGACATCTCGCCCGAAGTCGCGAGCGAGTTTCACAAGGGACCGCCTGGCAAGAAGCTCCCCGAGCGTGTGCGCGCAACACCGCCATCGCGGCGCAAGGTTTCGGAGTTCGGTTCAGCGATGGCCCGAGCCCGATTGACGAAATAGGAGACACTTGTCACTGTAGCTTTGTAAACACACCCGCGAACGGACCGACTGGCTAACAAGACCGCACCACCCACATCGACGTCAGCCCGGCAACGGCACACTGATGCGAGCGTGGACAAGGGACGCGTGAGTTAGGCGCTGCAACGGCACCCAGGAGCGAGGGAGACCGCAACCCCTCAACTCTGAAAGGTGCCGATCATGGCGCTGACCAATTCCAGTCCAAATTTCCGAAAGCGTTACGGACCGTGGATCGATCCCATGCCCTCCGAGGACACCCTCGCCGAAGACATGGACTTCGTCGAGCGTGAGCGACGTCAGGGCGGACAGTACGCATTCCCCGTGCTGACCAGCCAAGAGCAGGGCATCACGTTCAACTCAGACGGCTCGACGTTCACGACGAACGCGAGCATCGACGCGGTGATCAAGGAAGCGCAGATCGATGGCGCCGAGATCGCCGTCACCGTCGACATGAGCGCCAACGAGCTCTCGCGCAGTGCGAACGGCGCGAGCCAGACGAGCAACAACGACCCGGCCTTTTGGGAGATCCCCGATCTCAAGATGGAGCAGGCGATGTTGCTCGGCGAGCGCGGCCGCGAAGTCATGCTCGGCTTTGGCCCGGGCACCGGCGCTGCGATCGCGGCGGACATCGGCGTGGTGAGCGCATCGATCTCTGGCGCAAACCTCGCGGCCCCGCAGGTCGTGAGCATCACGCGCGCGAGCTGGATGCCTGGTCTGTGGCCGCTGATGCAGAACGCATTGGTGGACATCTTCCAAGCGGACGGCACGACGGTGCGCGACACCAGCGTGACGATGCAGACGATCACCGACGAGACCAAGAACCGCCTCCAGCTGTTCAAGACCGCGTCGGTCGCAACCGTCGCCGCCAACGATCGCATTCAGCTTGCCGGTGCTCGCACCAAGAGCTGCTACGGGATCCAGGCGATCGGCGAGAACACGGGCACGTTGTTCAACATCGATGCTCTCGCGAACATCGTGTGGCGCGTACAGAGCACCACGAGTTTCGGCGCTCCGACGCGTGCGAAGATCGTGCAGCTCGCTGCCAAGCTGAAGAACCGCGGCGTGAAGAAGGGCGGCACGCTGTACTGCTGCTCGAGCGTGCTCGCGGACCTGAGCGAGGAGATCGACGCGAATGGTCGCGTCATGGTCGACGAGAAGACGCCCGGCGTGAAAAAGCAGGGCACTTCGCGGCTGATCTACACGACCGCGTGCGGCGACATCGTCGTGAAGAGTCACCTGTTCTGGAAACAGGGCTTCATGTTCTTCCTCGCGAACAACCCGAACGGCTCGGGCTCGGTCGGCAAGCGCGTGGGGTCCACTGACTTCACGTTCGACGAGCGTCGCGGCGGCATGATGTTCCGGCCGCTCGAGGGCTCGACCGGCGCGCGTATCCGCGGCTACTCGCACCAAGCCCCGATCCTGCAAATCCCCTGGATGTGCTCGTGGATCACGGGCGTCACCAGCAACGCAGACACGCTGCCGAGCTGAACAAAACCTTCTGTCCCCGGTCGCGGTGTTGAGCGCTCTTCTCGCCGCGGCCGGGGATGGGAAACATGATGAAGCCAGCTCTCTACAGCGACCCATGGGCCCTTTCCGATCTCGACAAGCGTCGGCTCGGCTCGCGCGCGGCTGTCCCGAGCGCTGGCAACGACTACGGCGCGATCGAGGCTCCGACGCTCGACCCGATGCGGCGCCCGGACGTGCTGCGCGTCGCAGATCCGAACGATCCCTACGACCAACACAGTTCTCTGTGGAGTTCGTCTGAGGGCACGTCGCGCGGAGAGCGCCTGGTACCGCAGATCACGGCCGATGGGCGCGTCATCTACGACCCCGGCAAAGCGCAAGACGAGGCCGACCGCACCGGCGGCCACCTTGGCGTGTACTCGTCGCCAGACATGGCCGATCAGGCCGCAATCGCGATGCACAACTACGGCGCCGAGCAGATGCAGAGCCCGTCGTACCGACCGACCATGTGGACGCGCGAGGACATGCCCGGCGCCCGATTCCGAGATCGAGAAGCCCAGTTGAAAGGCAAGCCCATGTTCGACGACAACCAGGACCAAGAAGACAAGCCCTTCGCGACCAGCAACCAGAACCAGCTCGCGGGCGCCACGGGCAGCAGCCAGCAACGCGGCGGTCTCGCAGGCGTTGGCCTGACCGGCGATACGCGCGGCCAAGCGCAGCTCAATGACGGCGACGGCGACGAAGTGCCCGCCCCGCCCAAGATTCCGAGCGGCGCCTTCGCGAGCACGGGCGGCGTCCCACCGGCCCCAGGCGCAGGCCCGTCACCGCGCGTCGCAGGCGCTGCGGCCGCGCTCACCAAGCCCACTGCGGCCACCGTCGCCACAGGCGCCCCGGCGGTCCCAGCAGCGGCGCCCGCAGCCGGCCTCGCTGGCAAGGCAGCCGCGGGCCCCATGGCGTGGCTTGGACCAATCGCAAACGCGCTCGCCGCGCACCAGCAGGAGCGGCAGATGCGCCGGGACGCGGCCGCCAACATCGGCATGCAATACGGCCAATCGCAGGGCGAGTTTCCGCGGTACGGCGTCGAGGCCGCGCGCCAGAATCGAAATATCAACAACCGCATGGGCGGACCCGGTCTGAGCGGTCTCGTTGGACGCTGGATGAAGTAATCACGCATGCGCTCTGACCAGCTCATCGTTGCGACTCGCCGAGCGGCGTTCATCCCGGACGCGCACTCCGAGTACACGGACGCCGTCGTGCTCGACGAGCTCAACCGCACGATGAGCAATGTCTTCGTCAAGCCCGTGACTACCGCGCGCAGTGGCTTCTGGGTCAAGACGAAGAACGTGCCGTCAGTCGCGCTCCGAGCTCGCTACAGGCTCCCTGCGCGCGCGTGCGGCATTGAGGCAGCGCGATGGGGCGACACGACTGGGCGCTTCACCCCGTTGACGCTGGCCACGGCAGCCGAAGTGCCGATCGTGCAGGGCGACGCCAACAGCAACATCGCGATCCCGCGGCAGTACGACATCGCGGGCGACCAGCTCGTGATGCTGCCTGCGCCGACTGCGGCCGGGTACACGCTGCAGATGGAGTACTACCTGCGACCGAGCCGCTTCGTACCGCAGCAGAGCACGACGCTCGGCGGCGGCACCGTGCGCGGGCAGATCACCGCGGTCGATACCGTCGCGCGCACAATCACGGTCAACGCGCTCCCGTTCGATGAGGAGCTCGGCACGCCCGCGGCCATCACCAGCGCTGTGCAGCAGATCGACGTGGTGCACCCAAGCGGCTGGTACGAAGTCGCGCTTGTAGGAGCCACGCAGACGATTGCCGCGCTGGTAATCACTGTGGGTGGCACGGACACCATGCAGGACATCGAGGTCGGCGACTTCGTGCGTGCGGCCGAGCAAACGGACTGGCCAGCGCTCGCCGACGAGTGGCACCAGACGCTCTGCGATGCGACCGCGGTGCGGATCATGCTCGCACTCGGCATGACGTCGAAGGCGGGGGCGCTCGCGCAGAAAATCGGACTCACCGAAGAAGGCGAGCGTAAGCGCGGCACCGACCTTGCCCGCTTCATGGAGACGCTCGAGCCGCGAATCAAGAACTCGCCGAAGGTCGTTGCACGCCGGTCCGGCATCATCTACGGCCGGCCCTACTCGTGGTGGCCGCGATGAGGAGCGGTGCACACCATGCGTGAGGTCATCGTCAGACCGCGCGGGCTCGTCACCTCGCCGAACAAGTACGGCCAGTACTCGGCCGGCGCGATGAGCACATGTCGCAACGTTGCTCTGCGCGACCCGGGCGTGATCACGAGCATGCCGGCGCGGCGCTCGTTTCAGGCCAACATCATGAGCGCGAGTTACACCATTCGCCGGCTCTTTGCGGGCGACTCGAGCGTGCTCTCGTTCGGCGACAACGCAGGCGCGTGGCAAGCGCGGTGGAGCACGACGGGCAGCAATACCAGCATCGCGATCACGCCGCCGGGCATGAGTGCCGCGACGGTCGACACGGCCAAGTCACAAGCCGCGCGAGCGCGTTCGCGGTTCTTCTTCACGTCGCTGAACAACGGCGTCATGGCGCTCGACAGCGAGGGTGGTGCGACTGCGCGCGCAGCGGGGATGCCTGCTCCGCAGCTGACATTTTCGGCGATCACAGTAGTCGGAACATGTCTCGACAGTCACATGGCCACGCAGTGGCGCGCCACCATCTCGCGTGTGCAATCGGACGGCTACGAGCTGATCAGCGAGCCGAGCAATCCGGTGTTGTACACGAACAATGGATCCAACGCGGTTGACGTCACACTCAAGGTTGCGTTCCCGCTCGGGTGGGACGTTCAGTCGGGCGACATCTTGCGCTTGTGGCGAACCAAAGCGTTCCCGTCGGGAAGTGATGCGGTCGGCACCTATTACGCTGATTTGGCGGTCACGGTGACCGGCGGAATCGCCGCTGCGTTCAGCACGACGATCAAGGACACGTTGCCCGATACCGCACTCGGCGAGGAGCTCTACGCCAACCCAGGGCGCCCGGTGCCGGCTATCGTCGGCGTTGGCGGCTCGTACGTGAACACGCCGCCAGCGCTTGCGACTGACACGTGGACGTATAAGACGCAAACCTTCTACGCGATGCAGAAGCTAGCCGCGCACAAGAAGCTGCGCATTTCTGGCAAGTGGGGGTCTTTGCTCACTGAGGCCGAATATGCATCTGGGATTGGGCTACGGGCGCTTACCGGAAATACGACAATCGGTAGCCCGATCGTCGCTGGCTGCTCGACGACAACGGGAATCTATGCGGGTCAGATCGTAACGAACAACGCTGTCAACGGATTCATCGGTGCAACGGTCATATCCAAGACCGCAACGACCATTACTCTTAGTCAAAACGCGATCGCAACAACGGCCGACATCTTCGGCATCACCGATCGCATCGAAATCAACGGCGTGAAGTACACGATCAACTTCTTTTCGAGCTTGGTTGAAGCGGCGACGTCTCTTGTTATTCAGGCAAACAGAGCGGCTGCCTACGGTCCAACCGACGCGGACAATGCCGTGAACGTCACGATGGATCTGCGCATGGCGCGCTACGGACTTGGAGCGCTCACCATCCGCGCGACCAACCCGCAGAACTACGACCCGCCACTCACCGACTTCTCAGGCGCAGTCACCAACGGCGATACCGACGAGCGTTTCAACCGCATCCAATGGGGTAAGCCCCAGCAGCCCGAAGCCGTGCCGCCGCAGCAAGAAGAGATCTATGGCACCGGCGTGCACTATCGCGGCATCTCGACCCGCGACTGCGTGTGGCTGTTCGCAAGCGATGGTCTATCGCGCCTGAGCGGCGACGAGGACAACTACCGCGTGGATCCTGTGGACTCGCGCCTGATTCTCGCCGGCAGAAACGCTGTATCCGTCTGCGGCCCCACCGTGTACGCGTATACGAACCGCGGGTTCGTCTCGATCGACAGCGCCGGCAACATCAAAGACATCGCGCGTCCGGTGATCGCGAACTTGCTCCCCGGCGCTGCCTACGCGGACACATGGGATACGTTCGTGGCGTGTGACGAGCTCCACCGCGAGGTGTGGCTCAGCTTCCGTAGCGGCGGCGCCACACTGAGCTACGTCTACTCCGAGATCAGCGACTCGTTTTGGGACGTCAGTGACAGCGAGTGGTCCGCACTCGAGTGGGCACCGTATCAGCGCTCGCTCGTGGTCGGCATGGTGG